ACAAAAACAATAGAAGTGGATAAAATAGAAGTAGTTGGAGAGTACAAAGCTGTTCAAGTGCGAACAGCCACTGTTATCAAAGAAGATGATGCAGAAATATCAAGAACTTTTAGTAGGCATGTGATACATCCTCACATGGATATTTCTAGTGAAGAGGCTGAGGTTCAAGCGGTAGCAAACGCCGTATGGACGGATTCTGTAAAAGCTGCTTGGCAAACTTATCAAGATAATTATACTGGCCCTGGAGCTTAATAAATGAGCACAGAGCAAGAAAACAAAGAAGCTATAATTCGTATCGAAGGTGACTTAAAATTAATTCATCAAAAAATAGATACAATAAAAGATAATCATCTTGAACATATGGCTGAAGATATTGACCGACTATCTAAATTTATTTGGGTAGTAGGTGGCACAGTGTTTGCTCAAATGTGTTATCTTATAGTTAGAACTTTAATGTAATATGGCAAAGAAATGGAAATCACATACTGAACATCAAGCAATACATAAAGGTACATCCATAGGCAGGAATCCAATAAAAAGTACTATGAATAAAAAAAAGAAAGCAAGTTTTAAAAAATATAGGGGTCAAGGAAAGAGAAGATAAATATGTCACAAATTCCAAGCGAATCAAAAGCAAAAGGTAAAATAGGTTCTAAACCTATTGATGACTATCTTAGTGAACAGGTTTCTGACCCTAAGATAGCAGCTAAAGCTAAACAAACATATACTAAACAAGCTGTTCAAACTGATGAGTTAATGACAACTCCTACACAAGCTGGAGTTACTTCTGCAGGTCAAAGAACAGTAAGTGGTCCAAGTGCTATTCAAGCTCAAACTGGAACTACAACAGGTGTAGCTGCTCCTAGTGCTTTAGCTCAAAGAACAATGACTGCTGCTACGGTTGGAACTCCAACTGCTGCTACAGCTGCAACTCAAACTGGACTAGGTGCTTCTACTCAAGTAACAGGACAAACTAGAGGAACTGTAACTGGTGCTGCTACGGCTGCTACAGCTAACCCTGTAACAAATGCTATTGCTCAAGCTGCTCAAGGTAATGTTAATCAACAAGCTTTAGCTGCTGCTGTTACTGGACAAAAAGCAACTGTCACTGCTCAAACTGCAAGTCTTCCTGGTAATATTCAAGCTGCTGTTACAAGCAACCCTGCTTCTGTTACTGCGGCAACTGTAAACAATCCTCCTGCTGTTAACGCACAGATAGCTTCAATACCTGCAGATACTCTTGTGTCGGGTCAGATGGAGAAACTATTAAGTGGTATTGAAACTGGAACTATACCTGTATGGGCAAGAGGTGCAGTAGAAGCTGTAGATAAACAATTAGCACAAAGAGGAATGAGTCGTTCTTCTATTGGTAGAGATGCTTTAGTAAATGCAATAATACAAAGTGCTATTCCTATTGCACAAGCAAATGCTACACAGTTACAGCAAGCTGCCATGGTTAATCTTAATAATCAACAACAAGCAGAAGTTCTTACTAAACAACAACAGTTTCAAGCACAATTAACTGGTGCTCAGTTCCAACAACAAGCTGCGATGCAGACTGGACAGAACACACAACAGTTATTAATGGCTAATCTTGGCAATCAACAACAAGCTATTTTAGCTAGTGCTCAACAACAACAAGCAGTAAGATTACAAAACCTTGCAAATAATCAACAAGGTGCTGTAACAAATGCACAACTTCAACAACAAATGGAGTTAGCAGGAATGAGCAATCAACAGTCTGTTGCTCTTGCTAATGCACAAACTATAGCAGGTCTTGATGTTCTTAATTTAAATAACAGACAACAATCTGTTATATCTAATTCTAATTTATTTAGAACTTTTGGTTTACAAAATTTAAGTAACTCTCAACAAGCTGTTATGCAAAATGCAGCTAATCTTGCAGCTCTTGATATGGCTGAGTTAAATAATAGACAACAAGCTCAAGTATTAAATGCACAATCATTTTTAAATCTTGATATGACTAACTTAAGTAATAATCAACAAGCTGCTATACTTACTGCACAACAAAGACAACAAGCTATGTTATCTGACCAGGCTGCTGATAATGCAGCTAGACAATTTAATGCTACTAGTCAGTCACAAACAGACCAGTTTATGGCTAATCTTGCATCTACTATAAGTCAACAAAATGCAGCCCGTGCTGACGCTATGTCACAATTTAATACTACTCAAAAAAATCAAGTAGCACAAATTAACGCTGGTAATACACTTGAAGCAGAAAGACTTGAAGAACAACTTAATACACAGATAGACCAATATAATTCTAATTTAGCTTTTCAAAAAGACCAGTTTAATATTCAAAATTCAATGGCTATAGAACAATCAAATGTTCAGTGGAGAAGGCAAACAAATACAGCAAACACAGCAGGCGTAAACGCAGTTAATCAAGCTAACGCAATGAATGCTTTTAATTTAAGTAATCAAGGTTTATCTTTCTTATGGCAAGAGATGAGAGATGCTGCTAAATGGGAATATGAAGCATCTGAAAATGACCAAGATAGAGATGCTAAATTAGCTATTGCAGCTCTTGGTAATGAAGCAATAGATAATCAAGCAAAATTAGACAAAATGAAAACAATAGCAAATTTTGTAATAGGTCTATTACCAGAATAATGAATGATGTAGAAGCTGCAGTTCATTTAATGTCAACTGCAAAAACTTATAAAGATATATTTAAAGGAGATGTAGAGCACATCTTACAACAAGTTTTACCACCAATAAAACTTAATCAATATAGAGTTTTTAGAAGAGGTGATATACCTTTTGCTTATACTAGTTGGGCTTTTATGAATACAGAGTCAGCTGATAAGTTTAAAAAAACTGGAATAGTAGAAGATGATAGTTGGTGGAATAACGGTAGTCATATATGGCATATGGATACAATATGTAATGATGGAAATATTTTAACATTACATAGATGGACACAAAGAAATCTTGCAGAAAAAGTTGGAGATAAGAAAAAAATAAATTGGATAAGGCTTGGACAAGATAAATTTGGTCAAACAACAGTTAAAAAAATAGGACACGCATTTACAAAAGGAGAAAAAAACTATGGGTTCAATAGTTAAAAAAATAAAAAAGACAGTTAAAAAAGTAATTAAGAAAAACCCTATTTCTAAAATTATAAGTAAAACTGCTAAAAAAATAAAAAGGTTTGGTAGAAAAGTTTGGGAAGGTATTAAAAAAGTAGGCGGTAAAGCTATGAAAGCTTGGGGTAAAATTAGTCAAAAAATAGGACCTATCGGAACTATTGCTTTATCTTTTGCTATGCCTTATTTACTTGGGCCTTTAAGTGGTGCGGCAGGAACTGCATGGAATAATATGGCTACTTGGTTAGGAACTCCAGCAACTGGAGCAGGTAGTGCTTTTGTAAATACATTTAAAAATTTAGGTCTTAATGTAATGAAAGGTACTCAGTTTGTAGGTAGTACATTTAAAGGTATAACTCAAACACTAAGTAAAACTATAGGTTCTTTTGGACAAGGAGATATCGCAGGTGGATTCTCTAATTTATGGAAAGGAGCTGGAGATGTGTTCTCTGGTCGTGCAGGTTTTGGAACAGCAGATATTGCTTCAAAAGCTGTAGTAGATGCAAGTTTAGGATTAAACACTCAAGTTCAACAAGCAACAGGAACATTTTTAAGAGAAGGTGCGAGTGGTGTAGTTCAAACTGGTGGTGTTAATATGCTTAATGCTAATATTGCAAATGCTCAATCTTACAAAATAATAAGTAATGCAATGGCTAGCACAGTATCTGGATACACACCAGAAATGTCTAAGTATGTTAATACACTACAAAAGCAGTATAAACTTGATGCTTTTACTGCACATGAACATGCTATGAAAAATGGTGGTGTTATTAATATAGACCCTACCAATCAAGCAACAACTTATAATTTAGATTTTAATTCTTCTGGAGACTTTAAGTTTCAACAATCAGGTGGTCCGCCTAACGCAGGAGAATATCAATATACTGGAGATGCTAGTAAAATTAGCTTTGGTGAAACAAATCAATATGTAGGTATGAGAGGTAATCAGTATGAAATTAAAGGAGAAACTTACGGTTATGGTGATGCCCCTAAATCTGACAGTTTATTAAATAAAGGTTCTAAAGCTTTATCTGCTATGTTAAATAATGATGATAATCAAGAACTAGAAATTCCTGGTGGAGTTAATCCAAGTTTAGACCCTTATAGTACTTTATATGGCGGAACAAATGTTGCTTCTGCAGGAGGAGGACAATTTTTAACTCAAGCACAACAACAATTTTTTGTTGAACAAGATTTAAATATAGCAAGAGGATAAATGTCTAAAAAGAAAGATTCTAGATTAGCTAAAGCTGGAGTATCTGGTTATAATAAACCAAAAAGAACTCCTAATCATCCTAAAAAATCTCATATTGTTGTAGCAAAAGAAGGTGATAAAATAAAAACTATTCGCTTTGGACAACAAGGTAAGAAAGTAGGGACAGTATCAGGAACAGCAGGTAAACCTAAGAAAGGTGAGTCTGCTAGAATGAAAGCTAAACGTAGGTCTTTTAAAGCTAGACACGGCAAGAATATTAGAAAAGGTAAAATGTCTGCAGCTTACTGGGCTGATAAAGTAAAGTGGTAGTTATGTGTAAAAACTGTGAACATACTTGTCATTGTGATAATAGTGGTCAATGCCCTATTGAAGATTGTAATTGTATAAATTGTGAGTGTAAAGGATAATGAAATTAAGTGAAAACACCGCTATCTCGATGCCAGCTCGTAACCTTATTTCTATTATTGGTGCTTGTATTGTGGGTGCTTGGTTCGGGTTTGGAGTCATTGAGCGACTTAATATTATAGAAACAGAACTTCAGCTTATTAAAAAAGATTTAGAAAAAGCTAATGATTTTATTGATGGAGTTCCTAAAGGTGACATGGTATCTCCACAGATACAAGAACTTTTTATGTTGGTTGAATTTATTTCAAAAAATCAAGATAAACTAAAAAAAATGGTAGAGTCTGAAGTTCCTAATATTAAAAAAAATGACATGACTATACAGTTTCATGAAGAAAGAATAATAGATTTAGAAGAAAAGAATGGTTCGTACTAATGATTGAAATTATATTTGCAATGATGTTAATTAAAGATGGAGACAAAGTTTTAGAGTATGTGCCAACTGCAGGCATGACTGATTGTTTACAACAAAAACGTATAGTGTCTCGTCGAATAGGAGAAGACCAAGAAGGTATCTATGTTCAATGTAAAGAAATAAAAGCAGAGCTAGAAGATGACATGGGTCGTTTAAGAATTTTAAGAATTATAGAATGAAAAATCCAGTAGCTAAAGAATTAAGAACACCTAAATATAAATCTCAAGTTATAAAAAATAAAAAGAAAGACTTAGAAAAAAATAAACAATCTTCTCAAGAAAAACTAGCAGAGTATTGGAGGTTAATTTAATGGCTGCAAAAAAATCAAAAAGTAGAGTAAACGAAGCAGGCAACTATACAAAGCCCGCTTTAAGAAAAAGAATATTTGCCAGGATAAAGGCAGGTAGTAAAGGTGGCAGACCAGGACAATGGTCAGCTCGTAAAGCACAAATGTTAGCAAAAGCTTATAAGAAAGCAGGAGGAGGATACCGTGGCTAAACCAATACCAGAAGGTCCAAAAGGTGCTGGACTAAGAGCACTAAAAGAAAAAGCACCAGAAGTAGCTCAAAGAATGGGTTACAATAAAGGTGGAACTGTAATTAATAAAGCAAGAAAACCATTAAAAGGAATAAAGTAATGCCTCACTATACAACAAGATTAAATAAAATAATTAAAGGTTTAAAGAAAGCTTCTAAGCTACACGCTAGTCAAGCAGCAACTTTAGAAAAAATATTGGAAGACCAGAAACATGTCAAAATCATCAAAAAAAAGAGACCCGAAAGTAGGAACAGGAAAAAAACCAAAGGGTAGTGGTCGTCGTTTATATACTGACGAAAACCCCAAGGATACTGTTAGAATAAAATATGCCACACCTGCTGATGCTAGAGCTACTGTCGCAAAAGTTAGACGAATCAATAAACCATATGCTCGAAAGATACAGATACTTACGGTCATGGAACAAAGAAGCAAGTTTGGTGGCAAACCAGAACAAGCAAGGATTGCAAAAAAAGCAAAGGAAAGTTTAAAGAAGAAACACGATGGCACTAAAAAAAAGTCAAAGAAGTCTTAAGTCTTGGACTAAACAGAAGTGGCGAACTAAGTCAGGTAAAAAATCTTCTGAAACAGGAGAAAGATATTTACCATCTGCCGCTATCAAGGCTTTAACACCTGCAGAATATGCAGCAACATCAAGAGCTAAACGAAAGGGAACTCGAAAGGGGAAACAACATGTTAAGCAGCCAAAGAGAATCGCTAAAAAAACTAGACAATACAGAAGAACAACTTGAGTTTGAATTTGAAAAAATAAAAAGAAAGAAAGAAAAAGAAAGAAAAAGAAAACTTAACTTACCAGATAACCCACTAGATGAATTATTAAAGGACAAAAAATAATGGAAGAAGAACAAAACATACAACCTAATGTACCAGAAAATGTAACTGGTGCTTTTAATTTACGTGACGGAACTCAATCAGACCCATTTAGTTCTCCGACTCCAGGAGAAAGTTTAACTAAAAGTCCTGATGAAAAATTTCCTTGGGAGCAGCCACCGTTACATACAGAGGTAAAAACTTTTATGAAGTCTTTACTTTTTGAATTAATTGAAAAAGAAAATTATATTAATTTATTAGGTTTGTTTATTCAAAAAATTCCTGTGGAAGAAATAACTCAAATTATTTTATACAGAGCTACATCTAGAGGAAAAATTAATAATGATTTAATGCTTCTTTTAATTGAGCCTGTTATGTACTTACTTCTTGCTATTGCTGAACATGCTGAAATAGAACCTGTTATGTATGAAGGAGAAGATTCAGATATAACTGAAATGCCTCAAAGTGCTAAAGATTTATACATGCAGGAATCTAAAAGATTAAATGATGAAGTAAAAACTAAAGTTCCTGATTCTGCAGTAGAACCATCTTTATTAGCAAAAGTTAAAGAATTACCTACTGCCAAAGAAGCAGGTTTGTTAGATAAACCAGAAGAAACTAGTGAGGATTTAGATGAGTGATTTAAAAGATTTAATTATAGATTCAATATACACACTTGGAGTACTAGATGAAGAGAGTCAAAAAGATAAAGAAAACGAAGCTAGAGAAATATTAGCTGAAGAAGGCCCATATTGGAGACAAGAAGCTTTTAATAGATTTGATAGAGATAGTGCTATATATGAAGAAGATATTAAAGCTTATAGAACAAGAGAAAATAAAATAAAAAGTTTAACTTCTAATTATGGTGGAGATGTTGATACTTTAGCATCAGAACTAGCTTCATTAGATGGTTATGATTTATCAACTATCGAAAGTCCATCAACTAGAAACAATATTCTTAACAACTATAAAGCTAATTTTGTAGGTTATGACGCTGATAATAACAAAGTAGATGACATAAACAACGCTGTTCGTGTAGAATTTACAGACACACTCCCAGAACCTATAGAACCTATGTTATCGTCATATTATGATTCTAATATAATGGCAAAAGCAATAGATAATTTAGATATTAGAGGAAGTATAACTAATAAACTTAAAGGAAGAACAGACAATACTAGAGAAATTTTAAACACAATGCAACAAGAGTTTGCTGAAAAAAGAAGTCAAAAAACTAGTGATTATAAAAATTTCTTTAAAGACCCAGAGGTAAGGAGTGTTAATGTTAATCCTATAGAATCAAAAGCTTTGGTTTCAGTAACTGAGGAAGAACTTGAAAAGAAAGCTAATTTTTTCAAACTCTCAGGTTTTAAAGGCGCATATGATAAATGGCAAGAAACTTTTCAAGGTATTACAAATATGAAAAGTGATGATTATAATACTTATGCTCGTCTACTACAAAATATTTTACAGTTAAGCACAGACGAAGTAGATAAACTATTTGTAACTGATACAATTAAAGGAACAAAAGTAAGAAAAGGTTTAACTTTAGAGGGTCAAGAGTTCTTTAATTCTATTGCTCCTATTCTTGATGAAGTTTATAAAAAAGCAGACATTGCTTTTACTAAAAACGCTAACTATGATACCTATCAATTGTTTATAGATAGAGACTATGTACTTAATTTAACAGAACAAATAGGTAAATTTAGAGCTATTGACTTTAAAGCTAAAGATTACAAAGCTATATTTGGTTCAGAAAAATTAAGAGTTTATATGATACCTGAATCTATTGTTTCAACTGAAGATTTAATAACACTGGCTCAAGACCAAAAATTAGATGAATTTAAATCAGCTGTAAAAGAAAAAACAATGGAAGAGTTTGAAACTTTACAAACGTGGCAAGGTGTTAGTGATGATGAAAAGAAACTCTTTATAAATAATACTTTCCCATTAATAGTTCAATCAACAATTAATACTTTTCTTAAAACTACTACAGAAGAAACAGTTGGCACTGGTGAGGAAGTTATTAACCAACCAATAACTATAGCTCCTATGATACAAGATGGAAAATTAATAGGTGGAGACCTCCCATCACAGGATGGTAAACCAGGTTCTATTGACCTTGAAAGTTTAAAAGACCCTAGTAATTTAGAGGAGTTAAAAAACAATTATCCACAAGCTTACGAGTATTATATAAATAATATAAATATAGAAAAAAAATTAAATACAGATAATATTACTGGATTTAACACTGGTGGTTTACTTGATGAACAAGATTTTTTAAATAATTTTAGAACAAACTTTAGCGATTAATATGCCTTTAGAAATTAAATCTTTTGAGGGAGACATACAATCTCTTCCTCAAGCAAATATATCAGAACAACCACAATCTCTTGTTCAAGCTTATGAACCTAGTGAAACTAGAAAAGCACAATATGGTGCTGCTAAAGAAACAATGGTTCTTGGCAGTGCTTGGAGAATGTTTAAAGCTGGAACTGGTTTTGGTACAGAGGGTGATACGTTTTCTGAGCGTCGTGAAGATGCTTATAACCAGCATATGGAAGAAGTTTTTGAAGCTTACCCTGAATTTAGAAGCGGTGCTTATGATAATGATGTTTCTGTTTTTGCTGGTCAAATGGGCACAATTATAGCTGACCCTATTCTTTGGATTCCTTGGATAGGTTGGGGTGGTAAAGCTTATAAAGCAGGACAAGTTAGTATAAAAGCTGGACAAGCTGCTCTTGCTACTGGTCAAAAAGTTAAAGGGGGTGCTAATATTGCTTTAGGTGTAGGTAAATCTGGGGCAGCTTTAGCGGCTCTAGGTGGTGGAACTGCAGGAGCTGACTTAGGTTTAAGAATGTTAGACCAAGAAGGAAGAGTAGACCCTAAAACATGGGCAACAGGAACTGCATTAGGTGCGGCTTTTTCTCCTGCATTTGCAGCTTTAGGCATAGGTGCTAGAGCAGGTATAAATAAAGTATTTCCTACTTTGTTTTCTAATAAAAGTATTGCAGATGATGTAATGAAAACATCTCTTGGTGAAATAAATAAAAGAAATAAAACTTCTAATTTATCTTTTGAAAAACTTTCTGAGATAGCTAAGAATCCAGTCATTCAATCTGCAATAAAATCTATTCAAGATAACACTATTGAGTTTAGAAACTATCAACAACTTACAAAAATTTTAGACCAAGTAGGTTTAAACAAACAAACGTTAAAAGAATTACGAAAAAAACTAAAAGAAACTCCACTTAATAAAACTAGGTCTTTTAAAGTTTTTGACGAAAGAGCTAAAGTTATAAAAGAAATAGCAGATATAGAAGAGTTACTAAATGTTAAAATTAAAAATACTTCTATTAGTAAAATAACTAAACTAACGGATATTACTTTAGGAAGAGCAGAAAAAGAATTAAAATTAGAAATAGCTGACAACTATAGAAAAGCTACACAAGCTCTTACATCAGCTAACTCAGAATATATAGCAGCAATAACAGAAGAAATTTATAAAAAAGGTGGTGCAGCAGCTCTTACTGATAGAATAATGAGAGGTATTTTAGCAAGTACTGTTTACCCTACATTCGGTGGAGTTATTGGAGCTACTTATGGAATAATGTCAGAGGCTGATGATGATACTGCATCTTCTGCACTTTTAGGTGCTACTATTATGGGAGCTTATAGACTTATCGGACAACGAAATATAATACCTAAACAAGTAAATGATGGAATATTTAATAAAATAATTAATCAAAAATTAAACAATTTTTTATGGCAAATTAAAAGAGGTCCTGCTATGACTACAGCTACAAGAGTAGAAGCTCGTGGTCCTGTTATGAAAAGATTTTCTAATTTATTATTTCATAGTTTTAAAGGTGGGACTAGAAGTGTAGAACAAAAAGCTGGTGAAACCAAAGATGCTTTTAAAGCTTTAATATATGCTGAAGGTGGTATATTAGATGAAAGAACTTATAGTAATGTTTTAGTTCAACAAGTATCTAATAATATAGTTAGAGGAGCAAAGAAAAATAGTGTATTTCAAATAACTGAAGATGGTGGTAAAACTTTTAAATCTGTCAGTATAAAAGATTTAATTAAACAAGACGAATTAAATAATACTACTGTAGTTAAAGATGCTTTTGAAGTAGCTAAAAAAACAAAATCTTTTTTAAGAGTACATAAAAAATATTTAGAAGATGCTGGTTTTGATATAAAAGAAGTTTTAACTGATTATTTTCCTAGAGTATATAACTTAAATTATATAGCACAAAATCAAGATGCATTTATAGATGATGTAGCTAGAGTTTTATTAAACAAAAATAAAGGTAAGGGAGGCATAGCCACTTACAGAGAAGAAGCTCAAAATATATTTAATAAGCTAATGAAAGTAGACTATGATAATGTAATAAAAGATGTAGGATTACTTTCAGGAACAAAAGGTTCTAAAACTATATCGGGTTTTAAACTTCCATTAAGTGAACATGTGGAGCTTGATAGATTAATAAAAGGAACATTTGATGAAGTAGAAGGTCCTCTTAGTAAATACTTTATAAATGATATTAGTTTTGTTCTTAATAACATGGTATCTAAATCTACAAAGTCAGTAGAGTTTGCTAAAGTTTTTGGCGTTGATGGTAGAGGTCTAAGTTTACTTTTAGATGACCTATCTGAACAATATGTAAAACAAGGATATAAACCAGGTGTTCTTTCTGGTTATCAAAAATCAGATTTAAAAGCAGTTAGAGATTCTATTAATGCTTTTTTTGGAAGACATGGAAATGAGTCTATTCAAGCCGCAAGAACAATTGCAGGTTTAACTTCTTTTCTTACTAACACAAGATTAATGGGAACTGTAGCTCTTGCAAACTTAGGTGATATAGTACAAGCTTTTAGTAATAGTTATTACTTTAGTACATGGATGAAAGGGGTAGCAGCTACTCCATTCTTACCTAGAAGGTTACCATTTAGTAAAGTTCCTTTAAAACAAACTGACCAACCTGTTGACATTTTATATATGCAACATGACAATGTAGCACGACAAGCTTTAAATAAATTAGGAGCTTCTGCGTTTGTTCAAGAGGCTGACCCAGGAAGAGTTTTAAAAGCTATATCTAGAGGTAATGAATATTTTTTTAAAGCTGTAGGATTAGAAGATGTTACTTTATTAGGTAGAAGATTTGCTTATAACTTTGGAGCTATTGATGGAATAAATTTAGCTAAAGATGTGGCTAGATTAGTTGCTAAAGAAGGAAAAAGTTTAGAAGATTTAATACGTTCTTCAACTTTTGCAGGTAGAAAAGCTAGAAAACTATATACAAGATTAGCTGACTCTGGTATGGCTAAAGTAGATAGCACAGGAAAAATAATTAATTTAGATGAAATAGCTAAACTTGCTACTTTTAAAAGCTGGAGAGAAGCAAAACTTGATGAAGTTGGTCTAAGATTAATGAATCAATCTGGTAGAGCATCTATGGATAGAGATGCTATTATTCCTGCAATAGGTAATCGTTTACTATTTACTCAAACTAGAAATCCTCTTTTAAGATTAATAGGACAGTTTAGTTCTTGGGCACAAGCAAAATCTTCTCAAACAAACGCATTACTTCAAAGAATTGAAAAAGGAGATGCTAAGTTAGCAACAGGAATGCTTATGGCTCTTCCTGTTTATAGTGCCATACATCAACTTAGAAGATATATAAAAAATGGATTTGAAGCAGAAGACACTAGACCTGTAGACGCTTTTGCTGATGGGGTAATTCTATCAGGTAATCCTGGTTGGGTAGCTTCTCAACTATATAGTTTTACAACTTATAATCCTAGAGAACCTTTAAATTTTTTTCCAGGATATGAATCTATATCAGATACTTTTTCTGCGGCAAAAGATTTAGGAAGTGGTAGACCTTTTAGAGAAGAAGGTGCTCTTCAAGATTACGTGTTAGAGTACGTGGATAAATTAAATTTATGGTTTATACCCCCAGAAATAAGAGACTTAGCAGTAAAAGTAGCTCCTGAATATTTATGGTGGCTTAATTATAACCCACTAGTAGACAGAAAGTTTGATGTGAGTCCTGAAAGTTTTGGTTTAGATTTTGGTGGTAGTGATATTCAAACACCTTTTGAATTTAATTTGGGAGGAGTAGTAGGTAAAGCCGTAAGTAAAACTTTAACTGATGTAGCTAAAAAATCATCTAAAAAAACTGATGATGTTTTATTAGGAGACCCAGCTAAAACTCAAATAACAACTACTTCTAATACTTATGATAAATACGCAGCTTTAATAAATGAGGTGGGTATAAATACAAAAAATTATGAAGCTGTTAATATTTTAGATTATGGTTCTGGTTTAGGATTGGGTTCTAAAATTTTAGGAGAGGTGGGAAATGTTAAAAGTTTTGAGCCATATGTTAATGCTAGCAGAATAAATAAATTAAACGGTAAATTACCTGATTATACAGAGGTAAAAGATTTAATCAAAAAAGAATCTAAAACAAAATTTAATGCTATAGTTAGTCATGCTGTTTTAAATGTAGTTGAAGATATTAAAGTAAGGTCTTCAATAGTAAAGAATATAGCTTCGTTATTAGATGATGAAGGAATAGCTATTATAAATACAAGACCTGCTATTAGTGGAGCAAACAAAAGATATAAAGATGGTTTTTTAATGGGTAGCGGTAAAAACGTAACTTTTCAAAAACCTTTTTCTCAAAAAGAATTAATTAAATTTATTCAAAAAACTTTAGGTAGTTCATATAATGTAATTAAAGTTCCAGAAAAATATAAAATATCTGGTTCTAATGTTTTAATAAAAAGGAATATAAGTAATGTTATCAATGAGTAGTAAAAAATTTCTATCAGAATTTATAAGAGGTTTGTTTAATAAAAACTCTGTGGAGCAAACAAATGAAAATTTTCCTGTTCGCCCTGCATCTACCACTCCTTCTTCTAATCAAAATTTTCCTGTTCGACCTGCATCTCTTCCTCTTGCTGAAGAATCTCCCCCTGTTTTTGAAGAAGTTTTAAAAGAAGCAGAAAGCTCTAATAACTATCAAGCTGTAAATCCTCAAGGATACATGGGAGCATTTCAATTTGGTGAAGCTAGATTACAAGATTTTAAAGATGCAAAAGACAAAGATTTTTCTAAAGAAGAATTTTTAAAAAATAAAGAATTACAAAACGAAGTGTTTGATTGGCACACTAATGATATTAAAAAATATATTAAAGATAGAAAATTAGATAAGTTTATAGGACAAGAAATACAAGGAAATACTGTGACTATGGACGGTTTAGTAGCTGTAGCTCATTTAGGTGGTAAGTTTGGCATGAGAAAATTTTTAGAAACTAATGGAGAATATAACCCTAGTGATTCTAATGAAGTAAAACTTTCTGATTATTTAGTTAGATTTGGAAATAGTGAAATGGGTAGACTTGGTTTTAGATTTGGAGGAGGAGCTGATGCAGGTGCAGGAAGTCTTTCAGGTGATAGAGGTTTTGGAGCTGGAGTAAGTAAGGATGTTAGAGATAGAATAGGAAATAAAGAAAGACAAAAAGATAAAAACACTGGTAAATTTGACTCGACTCCTAAAGCAGGACCAAACACAGTTGTTGGTAATCCTGGAGAGCAACAACGGCAATATGAATCAGAACTTAAAAGATTAGAAAAGATACAAAAAGAAGCAGAAGAAAGATATCAAAAACAATTACAAACTGATAACCGTTTGAAATTGGAGTTTCTACTGCGAAGAAAAGAAAGACGTGACAGGTCTGCTGGAAGTAACACTACTCCATCTAACGCACCGTCAGGTTTTGGTCCTTTATTTGATAGTAGCTATCTAGGTCATGGTGTTTATCTAGACCCTAATTCTTCAATATATAATCCTAAATATTTTGAAACATATGGATTTAGTGGTTCTAATTTAAACATGGCAGAGCAAGCAGAGATAACTAAAAAAGGAGTACAAGAAGATAAATTTACTGGTGAAACCAGCATCATAGATGATATTAAAGATACTGTATCAAGTTTAACAACTTTTGATACTCCTGTTGGAGAGCTTAAGATAAAGCCTAGTACATCAGAATTAAAAGCAACACTTAGTTTTAAAAAGGGCGGTCTGTTAGATAGAAGCTCTAAAAAATAATTGACAAATTACTATTTTTATGGTATAATAAATATTTGGAGTGGCTATAGGTAGCACTCTAGATGACAATAAAAACAACAATAACTTGCTTAATGAAAGGAGTTAATTATGAACCTACCTACAAATAGAAGAGGTCTCGTATTCAACGCAGACCCATTTAAAAACTTAACAGTTGGATTCGATTCATTGTTCGACCAACTATCTTCACTGTCAGACTTTGAAGCACCGAGTTATCCGCCTTACAACATTCGTAAGATTGGTAATGATGGTTACGAACTTGAGATGGCTTTAGCTGGATTCAGTAAAAGTGATGTCAATGTAGAAGTAAAAGAAGATACATTAACTGTATCAGCTTCAAAAGAAGGTAAAGATGAAGAGGATAGTTTTCTTCACAGAGGAATAGCTAAAAGGTCTTTCACTCGTAAGTGGACTTTAGCAGAACATCTTGAAGTAAAAGATGCTGAATTGAAAGATGGTATTCTTTTAATTAAGATGAAACTCAATCTTCCAGAAGAGAAGAAAGCTAAAACAATAAAAGTAAAATAACCTCGTGTTTGGGGCAGGAGGCAATTTTTTGTGCATCTTAGACGAAAAAAAACGCTCTAGGATGCACGAGGATTAACAAATCGGAGGTGTCTAGTACCCTAGCACCCCCCTAAAAAGGAGAAAAAATGATAGAAAAGATAAAAGAACTAATCAAGAAGATTAGAGCTAAACTAGGAGTATAATATGGGTATTCCATTTGAAATGATAACCATGCTGGGTTCTACAGTGCTCGGTGGGGTTATGAGTATATGGTCTCAAAGTATAAAAGCTAAACAAGCTGAACAAAAGATGTTGTTACAAAGAGCAGAAGTTCAGACTGCAGCTTTTAAAGAGGCTAGAGAATATGAAAATGTAGGATTCCAGTGGACTAGAAGAATTATAGCATTGACTGCTATCTTTGCTATCGTTGTCCTTCCAAAAATATTACCATTGATAGACCCTCAAGCACAAGTAATCGTAGGTTATTTAGAATTTAAACCTGGATTCTTATTCTTTGAAGGCAAAGAAGTAATGCAATGGACACCTATGGCTCATAGAGGTATAGTAATTACACCTCTAGATACTAACTTGGTTGCTGCAATAACAGGACTATACTTCGGTGGAAGCTTGGTGAAAAAATGATTTGGATATTGTCAGCGATGCTTTGGTACACAGATGTAGAACAACCAAAGTATTCAGATTATAATGTTCAAGTATTCGAGACACGAGAAGAGTGTCACGATTATTTATTCTGGAATCAAGCTAAAATAGTAACTGAACTAGCACTTGCTCACGGAATGGAAGACGGCAAAGCTTTAAAAACTTGGGCGTTTTTCTGTGAAAATAGGAAGTTACAAGAAGTCTAAGGATTTAACCACTCTTTTATGTTGTCTCTGGTATAAATAAAATTATCAGAGACAGCAAGATGTGGCTCTTCTGGGTATAAAAACATAATACATTTCTCATTTACATCTTTACTTATTTTTATTTCTGCAGGTTTATATCCTGCTCCTATCTCTAACAAATGAACACTCCGTTCTATATCTCCTTTTAATTTATAAGCTTCACCTTTAATTTTATATCCTGGTTCTTTTCTATATACAATAGGAAAACAACCATGAGAAAAATCCTTTATATCAAAATCACTGTGTAAAGTTTCACACTCTCCTATAAACTCTGACTCTTCTAGAATCCAGTTTAGTCTGTGGTTTTTCTTTAATGTTCCGTATACAAAATATATCATTAATTAATAGATGAAACATATCTTTGAATCCATTGTTCTAGTTCTTTAAATTTTAATTTAAGTTCTTTTACAAGGCCAATATAAAAATGTTTCTCTTCTTCACTCCTTTTAAATGTATCATTCATAATATCTGCTTCGTCTTCTGGAAGAGCTGACACTTCTGATATCAACTCTCCATCAGTGTTAATCATAACACTATAACTAGCAATAACTCCTTCTTTCTTTTTCTTTGTCATGTTAGTCCTCCTGTGGGGCAGTAACATCAACTAACTCACAAACACCGCCAGTGCATGCAAGCTCTTGAGAACCTGTAGTATTATCTTCAGTCTCATACTTTATAAGCTCACTAAAGTCTATAGTAGTAGGCATATCTTTTCTTAGCTCTAGATATTCTTTTCTTTCTATGTCTTGATAAGGAGCTTGTTTATATATGTGGTCGGTATAAGGTAAGAAACTAATACCAGACACTTCATCAAAGTATTTGTACACCCAAGAACCTACTTCCATCCATTCATCTTCTTTAACACTCACAGTGCAAGAAGGTTTATGTTCACACCATTCTCTTTGATACTTTAACCACAACTCTAATTGTTGTATAGCTGACATACTGTTTCTAGTTATCGAGCCAGTTGGAGATGCAGTAGGAAAAGAAAACACCATTACTGAATCTGGTTTAGTTATGTCTGGTTCGTTAGGAACTCCTTGGTCTATCATGAGTTGAGTTAGTGGGTCTTTCTTATCACATCTAACTGTTCTTATATAGTAAGGGTTGTGTCTAGTATGAATACCAGAAGCACTATCAACTAACTGACTTACTGTTCCACTAGGTTTTACACAAGTAATTGCTGCAGATTGATTTATCTTTAGCTTTTTAGCCATCTCTTTATTAGTATCTATAGCAACTTGTTTTAGTTCAGATAAGAATCCTCTATCTGGATTGTTGGTAAGTTTACTATCCATTATACCTGTAAGAGATACACCTAATAGTCTTTCATCTTCTGTGTTTTGTTTCCATATCTTACGAATGTACTTAAAATCAGTAAGTGTAGATTGAAATGTACCTAGTATAGTAGCGAGTCTAATTTTTTCTTTTAGCTCTAACTTATTATCCGTAGCACGAACAACTACTTCTGTAAGGTTACAGAACTGATAAGGTCTTAAGATAATTTCTGAACAAGGATTAGTACCAAACTCATGTTCACTATCTCTTCTTCCATTCTCTTTTGCCTTTTCAACTGCAGCTTGTCTATTAAAGATACCTCTTTCTCCAGACTTACTATCGTATAAAGCTTTCCATTCAGACATAAATAAAGCCATGTCTGGTCGTCTTGCATAACAAGCAGAGTTATTAGCTAATGCTCTTTGTCCATTATCTAACCACCATTGTCCGCTTTTTGCATTACGAAGTCTATCATCTTGTATATTACTAAGTGATATTAAAGCTGACCTACGAACACCACCTACAACAACAACTTCTCCTATCTTACAAACTAAATCATGACACTCAAGAGCATCAAGCTTTCTACCAGAAGCATTTTTAAATGTAGTAATTGCAAAGTCAAACAAATCTACAAGAGGTTGTGGACCACTTGCACGACCACCAAATGTTTTAAGTCTAGCACCTGCAGGTCTTACTCTTGTTACATCTATCTTTGGAACTTGACCACCATATAACATGCCAAGTAATTCTCTCAAAGATTTTGCCCAACCAGTTCTACTGTCTTGAACTACAACAACTGTATCACTATCCTCAAACTCTTCAGCAATAGTGGGTAATTGTTCTACATAGTTTCTTTCAACAGAAAAACCAACACCAGTTCCACACATTAATATATACATTATTTCATCAAAACTTCTCACATCATTGATAGGTATATAACTACAATTATAACCAGCAGTATGGTCTTTAGATAAAGCATTACCTGCCGTCATCAAAGCTCTCATAGAAGGCATGATACCTAAACTAAGAACTGCGTTTTCTAAATCGTTTCTTAATTCTTTTGATAAGTTATATTTATTATTTTCTTTTAGATGTTCTTGCATAAAGTCAAAGTATCTTGATACAGTTTCTTCCCAAGTCTCTCTTCTTTTTTCTGAATCAACAAACCTCGCATACCTAGATGCATGGATAAATTGTTGATAGGTCGTTGGTAGATAATTATTATTATTAGTCATTTGTTTCTCCTTCCGATAATTCACCTGCTATAGAACTATAACCTACCATGTCAACATAATCATCTATGTTATGTGAACCTGCTTTAGTTCTTGCAACTTTTAATAATACCATCATCAATGCAACATCACGACCGTTAATGTCTCTGTCAAGATAGGCTGACCACATCTTTGCTATATTATCATGATTTATTTTTTTGTTACCATGTGTCAACTCTCTATCAGTAGACACAATATCTTTTGCTTTATCAATGTATGCTTGGGTCTTCATCTTTTGTCTTTACCTTTCCTTTAGCTAAATTATCAATTAGTTCCATTTCCATTTCTCTAGCTCCTATATAATATAAAAGCTCTGGATTACTAGTAATCAACCAACGAATACCATAAGAGATAGTATCTACTGATGGGTCTTCAGTGTAGTTTATCATTTCCAAACCAACATCACCTTCTCTTGGTGTGTTAGGTGTCAGTATTATGTAGGCTTTATCTTTATTTATCTTCATTATTTTATCCAATCTAAAGGTATACTTTTGTCGCACCAAATAAAATTATTAGCTTCACACCAATCACTATACTTAGTTTTAGAACCCTTTCTTATTTTGTTGTTTGCATTCATAAAACAAAAACGAATATCAAAATCTGTTTGGTCTTGTATCCATAAATGTTTTTTTCTATCATCGAGAGTTAGTCTTCCTTTTAACTCAACGAATATCTTAGTCTTTGGAAAGTATAAGTCTGGTAGATAAGTTCTATCAATAGCAGGTTGAACATAATCAATCTCATACTCTTCATATTTATACTTTACTTTTTTCTTTCTAAGTTCGTTGACAATATTTTCTTCAAACTTAGAGCGATAACGAACCTTCATTCTCCATTCTTTCTTTTCTTAATCGTCTAGCATTAGGTAAAGCACTTTGTTGTAAGTCTTCAAATGCCCAATGTGGATTTCTTTTTAGTCTTTTCATTACCCATTTAAATGACCAAGCACTTAAGTGTAATTGAAAGTCGTGTATATAATGAGTCTGTGTTGGCATTAAACTTAATATATTATTTATATTAACTTTCTTTTGTTCTTCTTCTGGAAGTAAAGACTTTAACCACAAAACCAAAAACTCTTTTGCTCTTCGTCTTAATACTTTTATTTTTTTTCTATTCATATTGTGCAGTTATCTCCTCAACCTTTGGTAAGTTAACTACCTTAGTCATAAATACATTTGCGTTTGCATACTTGAACACCCTGAGTCCACTGCCAGAATTAGCGTCAGAATGACAAACGAACTTATGAGAACAGTACACACACCCAACAGGAAGCTTGAGGTTTCCAGTTTTATCGTGAGGAATCGGTTCATAACATTTCTCAGGTGGTTCATTTTTACTTAGTTTCTCCTTTAAATTAATTATTAAATCTTTAGCATTGGGTTTCATTAATTCATCTGGTCTGAACAATGCTATCTCTCCAGATGATTTGTTTACTGCAAGTAGTCCTCCGTTACTAGTGCCTTCATTGTGTTCGTAACCTGCGACTTGTGCAATATATCCGAATGGGTCATCTTCATACAGAGTTCCATTCTTAAACTTCTTGAATGACATGGCTGAAGCAGACTTAACATCAACAACTTCTCCATCAATCTTACAGTCCATGTGACCATTAACATCTTCTACTTGTACTTTCTTTTGTTGGTCAGTAACTTTATGTCCCGCAACTTCAACAAGAAATAACAGTAAGTGTTCTAGTACATGACCATATAAAAACTTTAACTGTGTTGATGGGTCATGTATTTCTTGTTTTCTTTCTATATGATTGTCATACCAAAGTTGTCTAGCAGGTCGACCAATAACAGACATTCGTAAACCTTTACCAGAACTTTTTCTTGGTTGTAACCAATCTAGTAAAGCAAGTTTAGTATTGTTTAAGAACTTATCTATCTGTTCTTCTTTTACATCAGGTGCTTTACCACTCGATATACCAGTAAGTATATTATTTACATCATCAACTAATGTATCTAAAGTCTTAGTGTGTTTCTTGCCAGTTGTTCCCATACTTATATTCTCCATTTAAAGGACATCTAATTCCTAGTTCTTTACCTGCGTTGATAATAGAGTCAACTGCAAGACTACCAAAGTCTTCTGCTTGAGTTTCTAATACTTCATATTGAAATTCATCATGAACATTAGCAACTGGTCTGGCTTTTAGTTTATGTTTACTAACTTGTTCTTCTAAAAGAATCAAAGCTTTCTTCATAACTATCGCCCCTCCACCTTGTATTAAGGTGTTGAGGGCGGAGTGTCGGTTTCGGATTCTGAGTTTTCTTCCGTCGATTCCTTTGAGCCAACCTTTTCCAGTAGCTTTGTCCACTCGTTTTCTAAAGTTTGCAAGGGCTGGAGTACGGCTGAGAAATCTGCTTTTAATCGCTTTGCCATGATTTCTAGACCCTCCGCAGATAGCTCCGAGCTTTTCGTCACCTGCCCCATATATGAAGGCATAGATGAAAGTTTTTGCCTGGTCTCTCGTGCTAAGTCCTGCAAGACTTTGATTTGTAGTGTGTATATCTCCATTAATGATAGCATCTATATATTCCTTATCGTTCATGTAGTGGGACAATATTCTTAACTCAAGTCCAGAAGCATCTACTCCCACTAATTTGTAGCCTTCTGGAACTACCCATAGTTCTCTGCATTCTTTACCGTAGGGAGAATACACTGCAGGAACTTGAGCCATGTTGGGCGACTGGTGACTCATTCTACCAGTGATAGCACCATTGGTTATCACTCTTCCGTGTACTCTCCCATCTTCTGCTACTGCCTCTACCCAAGATTCAACTTGAGCTATTCGTTTCTGCAGTAGTAGAAACTCTTTAATAAGTTCTGCCTCTGGTATATCTGTAATACCTTGTAGAACTTTCTCATCTACTATTGGTTGTCCATGTTCAGTAAACTTAGTCGGATTCCAACCAAAGTATCTTAAGTATCTTGCAATCTGTTGTCGACTACCAAGATTAAACTCTTTCATTTCTATGAGAGAAAAATCTCCCATAACATTGACCCACCCCTCTCCCAGACCATTCAGTCCAACCGTACTCAGAGAACCGTCTTTACGATAACGAGGCTTCACTATCTTGACGAAGGTTGGCAGTGGTGTAAATCTTTCTCTAACCTTTTGTTCAATCTCATTTATCTTCTCTCTCAACTTACCTAACAAAAGGTCTGCCTTCGTTACATCAAAAAGAAAACCATTGTTCTCTTGTTGTGTGATTATCCTAGCTATGTCGTGTTCTAGTCTAATCGCCTCACGAGAAAAGTCTGGATTATGTTTAATCAAATAACCAAGAACTCTTTCCGTAAGTTCTACATCTCTGATACAATACTCAAGCATCTCATCAGAGTATTCAGAGAAATCTTTAAAGTCTAACTTACCAAACTTTAATCTTTCTCCAAAAGATTTTAAAGAATGTCCACCCTCTCTAACTGGGTCGAACAGTCTTGACAAAACTAAAGTATCAATAACTTTACCTTTATCATGTAGGTCAATACCAATAATCTTTTTAATAACTGGTGCATCAAATCCTATAATGTTATGCCCAACGAACTCATCATACCTATCAATATAAGAACTAAACTTATCAAGCTCATCTTCTTTAAAGTATGTGATTTGTTTGTCGTCTTTACATACAATAAGAAAAATTCTATCTGGTAATAAATTCGTAATAGCCGTTGTTTCAACATCTAAAAATACTCGCATCAATCTCGCCCTTGTTATAATGTTTCATCTTCAAACTCTTCGCCAGTTGGTTTCTCAGTCTCGTGTAGTCTACCAGTTTCTTTATCATAGTACAGATATGTAGCTGGACCAGTCATACCTATAAATCTATTCTTCAATACTCTTACGCAAGTTGTATTCCTTACAGTAGGACTATCATTCTGTGCATCTCTTTCAAGACCAATAACCATATCAGATAACTGACCAATAGAAGCCGAACCTCTTAGTTGTGATAGTGAAGTTGCCGCTCCCTCTTCATGTCCTTTACCATCTGGTCTACGCAAGTGTGAGATAAGTATCAAAGCTATATCTGTTTCTTCGACAAGAGTTCTTAGCTTTGTCATAATCTCATCAAGTGCTTTTCTTTCATCTCCATACTCTTGAGATGATACAACCATACTAACATGGTCAAGTACAATGTATCTACAATCTAATGCTTTAGCCATGTACCTAACTCTAGATACAATATTATCTACTGAGTTAGAACCAAAGTGTTTGTAGAAATAAAATCTACCAGTACCTACAGTAGCATCAAAGTATTTTCTTTTATCTTCATCACTCATATGAATGTCTGGTCTACGCAAAGGTAGGTTAGCTTCGACACTCATGATATCTAATGCAGTAATCTTAGGACTTTCTTCAAGCATAATCATACCAATCTTTTCTTCTGTTTTCTTGAATAGATTGTATACTAATTCTTTTATGATAGAAGTTTTACCAAGACCTGTGCCTGCAGTAAATGTTACTAGCTCGCCACTACGAATACCATAAGTCATTTCATCTAGTCCTTGCCAACCATAATTAACTGTTGACCTTACGACTGGAGAAAGAACTTCTTCTAGTAATGACTCGCCCTTGATAATACCATCTGGTGCATAGGTAGGTGCATTCCACCATGCTTTGATATACTCTTGATACTTGTTAGCTTTGAGTAAATCATTCGCATCTTTGTATCCTTCTGGTAATTTTAATATCTTAACTTTTGATGGGGCGAACAACTCGGCAACTTTTTTACTTGCCTCTCTACCGACATCATCATTATCAAAGTTAATAACAATGTTATCGAATTGGTCTAACCAATCATAGCTTTTCTTGATATCTTTGAGGGCAGACGCAACACCATTCTTGATACTAACTACTGCATACTTTGAACCAAGTAATTGATAGACTGATAACGCATCAATCTCACCCTCTGTTATGGTAACATACTTACCACCATTGTATAACTGCTGACCGAACAATCCTGAGTCGGAGGTTGAACCCTTTATCGAGAATTGTTTATTCTTCACATACCTAGTCTTGGTAGCTAAAAGAGAACCAGTCGAGTCATAGTATGGGTAGATGTGTCTGTCTATCGTGCCACTTGCGTCGCTGATAACTTTGACCCCGTACTTTTTAACTGTGTCTTCGTTGATACATCTATCGCCGATAGCACTAAAAGTACCTGCGTTATTTTCTATTATTATTGGTTTTGTTTGAACTGTTTGTATGCCCATTGTGTCGCCCTCATCTATATTTGTTTGTTCTGCTGGGAAGTAAGTGTTGCAAGAGAAACAATAAGAACTACCGTTTCTATTAACACTTCTTGCATCACTACTCCCACACTTATCACAAGCTATGTGATACTTAACAAAGTTGTTGTTATCCATTGTGTCGCCCCAATCATTTTAACTTAATTAAAATTCATCAACGGAATCTGTTGCAACAAAGCCGTCAACCTTATCGAACTCTTCCCCATAAGGAATTAAGTCAATAACTTGAACTGCTTGTAAGTCTAAGCCTACACCAGATTTACCTGCGTAATTCCAATCGTATTCTTTGTACATAACTTTCACTTCAGAACCGTTACCTACAAGAACATCAATCGCATTCTTAGCAGAGTCCACTAGCTTTGGAGCAGGGTTACTCGTACCGTCTGCACGATTAACTCTTCGTTTGAATTTAACAATCTTACCTCGCTCATCTTCTTTAACAGTAATGCCTTTGCTGCTAAAGTCTTTAGCAACATCATCATCAACTGCTAAGTCAATCTGATAAACAGGGTCGAAAGTTGTGTTGGGTCTAGTGATAGATGCCCAATATGCTTTTCCTTGAACTGTAGCCATAATGTTTTCTCCTAATGTTATTTGTTAATGTTATTATAATGTTTGCATTATACCATAGAACTTTTTACTTGTCAACAACATAATGCAGTTATTTAAAAACAGGACACAAAAATCCCATTTAAAAATATTTTAAAATGTTATTATTGTTTTTATTATTATTATAATAATAACTCTTTAAAAATCTATATAGATTATATCACGATTCGTTTTCATTGTCAAGAACTTTTTTATTGTTATCCACAATTCTTAATCTATTTCTCTTCCTAATGTTCTCGCTTTGTTCTTTTAAATAGTTAAGGTATTGAATATCCTTGATTTTTACTTGAGGTAAACAATCCCAAACTGTTTGTATATACCAAGCTATGTTGTCTTGATTTATCTCTCCCTTAATTAAAACATTAAATAATTCTTTAGCTTCCTTTGTTATCGTAGTCATGTAGTCGCTCCCCTCTTTTTATTAAAGTCCAATATGTTTGAGCCTCTCTCAATAGTTTTTTTATTGTTCTTCTCTGTACTATTATGTCTTTCTCTTTTAAAGAACTAGAGATATACTCACTCATAAAATCTTCAAAGTCTTTACCGAATAATATTTTGTATGAGTCCATTTATAAATCCCATCTTACATTCTGATAAATCCAAATTAAACTTTCTATTGGTTCATGTTGACCTCCATAAGGCGACAAATAAACCACTAATATAAATATAAATATTGCAGATATTATAGATGATAAAAATAATTCTTTCATAGTAATCCAAAATAATATGAAACAACAAATAATATTACTCCAACTATAATACCTATTGTTAATAATTCTAACTTGTTCATGTCATAACACCTACTGTAATAACAAAAACTGTAAACACAATAGCTATTATAATTACTTTTATATCTTCTTTACTCATCTGACATACTATAAAATTGTTCACTAAATATTTCTTTGATAGGTATAAGTACACACTTAGATGCTTTACTATCCCCTACATTCTTTGTAAGTTTATCTTTGTATTTATCTACGATACCTTTCAATACCTTTGTTGGAAACACAAGGGTGCAGAACTCGCCCTCTTTTAATTCTAATCTATGAAACCAATAGTCACTTTCAGTTTTATAGATACCGCTCGGCTTACCTCGATACTCGTACTCGATTGCTATGTTTCCAGTCTTTCTCCACCAAGACCTCTCACTTTTAACTTCAATAGTTTTATTCTCAAACATTTCTTTGACTTTATCTTCTCGTATTTGTCCATAAGATAAGTCAATATCAAACTTTGTAAATCCTTTTTTAGTCATAGTTTAACCCCCAATACTACTAGTATTCCTGTTAACAATACTATTATTATAAATAATTCTATTCCTAATATAGTATGATACCATATCCATCTAGTTTTATATGCGTTGTCAATGCTCAAATCATCTGGGTCTGGACTGTCATACCCATCTATGTCTGTTTCTGGATTTTGACCCCACATTGTTTTCATTATCCGTCTAAACATAAGTCCTCCATTATAACATTTTTATTTAAAAAAGTCAAGATATATTACCACTTTCTTTGTATAAAGTATCTAGCATATCGCTTTGTTCTCTATCAAAGTGTTTGATAATATCTTCTATCCTATAGTAAGGAATAGAATCTTCCTCTCTAAACTCATCAAGAATATATCTTAATCTTGCTACTACTTTGTCTGCTCCCATTGTTCCCCCTATCCTAAGTCTACTATTAATCTATCTCGAAGTTCATCATCACTACAGTTATCGTAGTTAGTATCGAAATACTTTTCACCTGATATTAAATCTTCAGAAGGGCAACCATGCTCATTAAAAAAGTCTACAAGTTTTTCCCTCATGATATCTATATCTAACTCATTGTAAATAATTTTTCTCATTATCTCTATCTCTTCTGGCGAAAAATACTTTTCATACTCATTATAAATTTCATCTCGCCACATATCTAGTTTTTGTTCTAGATATCTTTCATGGTGTTCACAACTCATCTTCATTCCTTTCTAATTTATATACCTCAACAGGTATTGTTTCTACTGTGTTAATTGCATTAGGTATTTTAATTTGTTCAATGTGATACATATCTGCGACATCTTTATTATATCCTAACAATACACCAACTATTGCAATCAATCCCCATGCCCATATTATTCCTAAGAAGAACCATACTATTACATATCTATTCATAATCTGCCCCCATTATTTTTTTTAATCCTTTTATATTTGCTTCTAAATCTTCTTGTTGTTTTGTTGATAGGTTTAATTGTCTTTCGTCTTCTCTATCAAAGAAATCCTTATCGTAAGTATTACCACCTTCAAATAATTCAATTCCTTCGCTAATTAAAAAAGCCAACTCATCATTAAACACATTGACTTGAGACTCCCCATATTTTTTTATAAAGAATTCTCTAGCAGTTTCAACTGTCATTGATTCTATTAGGTAATGAGAATACTCTTGCATTTCCATTAACCAATTTTTTACTCCACTCATATTTATACTCCCTTATTATTTATTAATCGTAAGTTTCATCTTCAACTTGATTGACTCCACTAACAATAGTATCGTCATCTTGTCCAAATAAAAACTCATCTACATTTTCATCTAGTATATCAAACTCATCATAGATGTCAATAAGTTTTTTCTTTTTCTTATAAGTATTTGTTTTCATTATGTTTTTTCCTTTCTGTTATTATTTTTTATTGCCGATATCGTAAAGGTCGTGAACGAACATAGCCATGCCAACAGGGTTAGTTTCTGCTACTTCAATCATTTCATCTACTGTTAAACCACACAACATATCATCAGTTAATTGTTGACCATTGGAAGTTAAATCTTCATCAAGACTATCCCAACTTGTACTGTAAGTATTATCATATTGAATATTACCGCCTTGATAATTACCATACATATCATAATCATTCAACCAACCTGACCAAGATTTTTTCGTGGCTACTTTCTTACCTAAGTCAATGTCATAGTCATATCCGACACCACGACTAATAGAATAAGTATTAGATACCCAACCTACATTCTTAACATCTTTACCCTCGCCCTGATTAATGATAGTAAACTCTTGCGTCTTACCATCAAGAAACAATAACTTGTCCGAGCCTATCAAATCTTCAAGTGATTCAGTCCACTCGGCATTGTAAAGTAAGTTAGGATTGTTAAGTAATTGGGGTCTGATAACCCATTTGATAAATTGGTGGGTGTCAGATTTATTCTTATCAATCATTGGTGTCGGCAACTTTGCTCCATTATGCATTACCCATAAATCTCTATCTGCTCCATTCTCGCCCTTACGCAAGACTTGAAATGGGTGTGATAAATCTCTACAAGTATTCCCTGCCGTTGTAAATCTGAAATGAATACCAACTTGAGTATTCAAATCTTGATAATTCTTCCACATCTTGTGTATATCTTGGAAGTTTTTTGGTACTATCTTATGGGTATGTACCTTACCTTTATTATAAAACATAACCCCAAAACCATCTGAATTATTTTGATAGGCACATTCCATCAAATTTAAATCCAAGTCTTTAGGACTGTTAGCTTTTATTATTAAACACATAATTTACTTTCCTTTCATTGTTATTTAAAGTTAAAAGTTTGTTAGCCATTACTTACACTATTGAATTGTCTTGATACATTTCTGCTAGGTGTACCAAGTACATATCCGTTAGTAATTAACCAACTCCAAAAATTAGAGTACTCACTTCTATTTTCTGGTTTCCTAATATAAGATAGAAAAGATTTATAACTTAAACTTTGCTCTCTCATAGAAGATTGTTTTAAATAATGTACTAAAGCATCAGTAAATTCTAATGCTCTCATAAAGCCATGCTCTGATACATTACTTTTAAATATTCTTAACTCTACTGTTTTTGATGGTACTGTATTGACCGCCTCGTATCTATCATCACTTCTATATTGACCATCAGATATCTTTTTAGTTTCTGATTTACACCAACGACCCATTGAACGACCCGCAATATCTTCAATAAATCTAGCATTTTTCTTATCATTAATAAACACTAGCAATTTACCAACCTCCAATGGTGTTAATGCTTTCTTATTAATATGTATATGTAGCCCCGCACAACTTGTATTCCAACCTTTAACATAAGTACTCCCATTTTCATCAGTCCAATAATCACTATTAAACATTTGACTAAACCTATCTTTTAAAAACTTATATGTACATGGAGCTGTAGTAATCTCAAAGCCACCATTACCCTCATCAAGTGACCCATCTTTTTTACATTTGAACCAACTCCCATTGTATTCGTGTAAAGTATCAGGGAAATTATCAGGCATTGAATTTCTAGCCATAACCTCCAATTCTACACCATACAATAAATCTCTAGTGTTTCTTAAATTTTTATTAATTACTTCATCTTCTCTACATTGTACATCTAATTCATCATGTACAGGGAATGTATAGTTATAACAATATCTCTCATGCTCATAACTACAATCTTCATCATAATCATCATTGTATTCCTCTTCATCTCTGCGGGCATCTGCACAAGATGAGCAACTATCATAGTCACCATCATAATCATCTGCATCTCTCACTTCATCACAACTATGACAATAGTAGACATAATCTTCATACTCACATACTAGCCATCTCTCAATCTCATAGTATAAATTATTGATTGCACTATCTAATTTACTTTCACATTCACGAGCAAGACTATTTCTGTTTGGATTAACAGTATCATATACATTTTCATTATATAAATGTATCTTGCCTCTAAGGTACTGTAATCTGTTTAGTATTCTTTGATTATCCCAAAAATCTCTACTAATTATATCTTGATATTCTACTGTATCATCAACAAAATGTCCATTATTATTAAGTTTATATATCTTAATCAAGTTATATAAATCTCTTCTTTGCCAAACTGAATACTCTTCAAAAAATTCTTTTATCAAAGTATTTCTGTAATTAAATCGTAAAGTCATAATTTTTTACTCCCTTTATTATTATTATCATTACTATATAATTATGTCAGAATTATGACATAACTAAATTAATTTTATAAAGCTATATGCTATTCTTAATATACCATATACACCCAAACAGAAACCCAAAAATGGATATCCGCTAACACTAATTAAAACACTACACAAAAAGCATAGTACAATAATCATTACATCTAAATTAGTTTCCATTATTTTTCCTTTCTTTTATTATTCTTTGAATATAGACCAACCAATATTATCTTTTTGCATTAGTCCTCTATTAAAATGATGATACTTTGTTTGTACAAGTCTATCATCTTTCATTAAAACAAAATACTCGGTATCTCTACCGACAAGCCACCCATCATCTTTGACCCATCTTTTTAGAATTTCCCAACCTTTTTGTTCTAAGTCAGTTATAATATTATTTATAATTTCTTTATGATTATATTTAGTCATTGTTATTCTGCCTATCTTTTATTATTTTTTCAATGTGAATATTAACTTTAGGCGAGCCACCTAAATATTTAATAACACTTTCCATTCTTTTTTCTATTTGGTCATTGACTTGTTTAATTTGTTTCTCAGTCATTCTATTCCCAAATTCCTCATTTACATTAACACTAAAATTTTCTAGCCAAAATTCTTTGTGATGTTGCATACCATCAATTAAAATTTCTTTAGCTATTTGATTAGGTGTTAAATCGTAGTCATCAAATTTAATTGTCATCTTCATCATACCTTTCATCTTCTAATTTTAAAACATAGAATGGATTTTGAAATGCCTCGAATACATCACTTTCATATTCAATTTTAATTTCATTATCATCTTTTAAAGTCTTATTATATTTAGTCATAATTATAGTCCTTTCTTTTAGTTATTAATATAATCTACAAATTTTACTTTATCAAATCTTCTATTATCTAGTTTAAACATTGTAGACATTTCCTCAATAATATAATCTCTGACATCTTCATTAGAAAAATGTTCAGGTAAATTATTTATGCCTTTTATTATGTCGGCAATTTTTATATAATCTTTTCTAGTCATAATTATAGTCCTTTCTTTTAGTTATTAATATTTTGTATATTTACCCGTTTCATATTCTGATGGTATAGCGGGAGCAAATCTTTCTTTTTCAGGTCTTTTTTGATATTCTTCATCTATTAATCTTCGTATTTCCAAGCAATCTGCATTGACTGGAAAATTCATAGTAAACCAAATATAATCTAATTTCTTTTTATTTTCTTTGACATTGATGTCATGTCTAATTAGATTTTTTAGTAATAAAATTTCATATTTAAGTAATTCAGGGTTATCCATTATATATTTTTCAATCATAATTATTAGTCCTTTTATTTAGTTATTATTAATAGTGATAGTTTTTAGTCATATATTCTAGATATAAAAACCATCTAAAAAATTCTCTAAAATTCCTTTTCAAGAATTGCCTGAAAACATCTATGCGTATTACATCAGGTCTTATGCTTTTAAAACTTGCCTAGTGCCTCATTACTGTTTAACTTCATTCGATAAAATATATAGTTATTATCGGCAGTCTTAGTCAAGTTCTTATAAGCTTTGTTAATCTTACTACCCTTTTTTAGCTCATAGTGCCTAATTAATTGGCGGGCTTTTTTATCAGGGCGTTTGATATAAATTTTGCTTCGCATAATTATAATATGACATAGATTTGAAAAAAATAAAAGGATATTTGAAAAAATATTTTTTATCTAATAAAATCAATGAGTTAAAATGTAAATTATTTTTGTTTTTTGGGTGGGAATTTATAAAAAGTGTATCGGCTAAATAAGTTATTGAAAATAAAGGGAAATTAAGAACATTTTTGAAAAGGGCTATATTACATATATATATTGTTTTAAGTGTTGTATAAATACCACAAGTAATTGAATATGTTGTATATTTGCAACAGTAAGAATAAATATATTAGTTATAAATTTTAGCTATAACTTTGTTAAGTAGTGACATAATTCTGACATAATTCTATGAGATGATTCTAGCGAAGGTCTATATTAAATTTTGTATATATAGGTCATAAGTTCTGACATATCTATTGAGATTGGCAAGGTCAGGCTAGTACCACCCCCACCCCCCACCCACATATATAGCAATGTCGTACAAAATGGACAAGTTAGAGTGTTAACCAGTAGCTGGCCCGCTTGGAAGTTGACTGCAATGTAAAGGGAAATATTGGGAGAAGTTTAAAATGTTAACCAGTACCTTGCCCACTGCAAGTACAGGGTCGGGTGTTGTCGGTTTTGTGTTAACTTGATAAATCTATATAGTGTATACTAGGTATATAACCGCCCCCAGGGGGACTAATATTATTATACACCCTAATAGCGGTTTTGTCAATACTTATTTTTATTATTTTTTACTTGACAATTTGTTAACTAGATGGTATAATAGGGGTATATGAGTTTTTTACAAACAACAGATAAACAAAGAAAAAGAAAATTAACAGAAAAGCAAGAGAAGTTTTTGTCAGCTCTTGCTGGCGAAGCCAATGGAGATGCACGACAAGCCCTCACAATAGCAGGATATGAACAAACATCATACTATGCTGTTCTAGACTCCCTAAAAGAAGAGGTAGTAGATGTTGCAAATAGCATACTTGCTCACAGTGCTCCCAAAGCGGCGGCTAAATTAGTAGATGTTCTTGAGAGTGACGCTCCCATACCACAAGTCGGTGCTAAGTTGCAAGCCGCCCAAACTTTATTAGATAGAGTTGGTATCAGTAAAAGAGAAAGAGTTGACGTTAATCATAGTGTTACAGGTGGTATTTTTTTATTACCAGACAAAGAAGATATAAAAATTATAGATGGAGAAGTAGAAGACAATGGCACTGAAGCGTAGAACAACTTCAACAATACCATTTGGTTATAAAGAATCAGAAGAAGTCCAAGGATTTCTAGAACCTATCCCTGAACAACTCGAAGCGTTAGAAGAAGTTAAAGGTTACATACTAAACGGCTCACTATCTCTTCGAGGGGCTGCAGAACAACTACAATATAAAACAGGTAGAGGTATGTCAGCAGTAGGATTAAAAAAGATTGTAGACAAAGAACGAAGCAAGAACGGATTATTAGCAAAGCATGGAAGAACCGCCTAAGAAAAAAAGAGGTAGACCAAAGGGTTCTAGTAGTCCAAGGCATCTAACTCGAGAGCATCAAGCACGATTACAAGCAGCTCGTGAATTGAAAGCTAAAAAGAAAAAGATAGAAAAGCTAGAAGTAAAGCTATCACAAGAGCGTGGTAAGTTAAAAAACAAAAAAGAAGCTTTAACTTCGCCTGTTCTTACAGATACTACAAAAGAAAATTTACCTACAAAGGTAAAAGAGTTTATAGAAGATAACAAAGAGTCTATTGTTTTTAAACCAAACGCTGGACCACAGACAGATTTCTTAGCTGCACCAGAGCAAGATGTGTTATATGGTGGAGCTGCAGGTGGTGGTAAGTCATATGCAATGTTAGTTGACCCACTACGGTTTATGCACAGACCAAGCCACAGAGCTTTATTACTTAGAAGGTCTATGCCAGAACTAAGAGAGCTTATAGATAAATCAAGAGAACTTTATCCAAAAGCTTTTACTGGAGCAAAGTTTAGAGAAGTAGAAAAGATTTGGAGATTTCCAAGCGGGGCTATGCTTGAGTTTGGATACCTGGACAGAGATGCTGATGTATATAGGTATCAAGGACAAGCTTATAGCTGGATTGGAATAGATGAGTTAACTCAGTATCCAACTGAGTTTCCACTTCAGTACTTGCAATCACGATTAAGAACAACTGACCCAGAGATTAGAACTTATATTCGGTGTACTGCAAACCCTGGAGGAGTCGGCGGAAAATGGGTAAAAAAGAGATATCTTGACCCATCTCCACCTAATGAAACTTTTAAAGGTTCAGATGGATTAACTCGTAAGTTTATACCTGCAAGATTAGATGATAACCCTTATCTTGCAGAAGATGGTAGATACGAACAGATGTTAGCATCACTACCACCAGTACAGAGAAAACAGTTAATGGAAGGTAACTGGGATGTTGCAGAAGGTGCAGCATTTGCAGAGTTTGATACTGAAAAACATATTATACCTCCATTTCAAATACCTTATCACTGGACAAGATATAAAGGTATTGACTACGGTTATGCAGCAGAGTCAGCTTGTATATGGGCTACCATTGACCCAGAAGATGATACAATTATAATTTATAGAGAGTTGTATCAAAAAGGATTAACAGGTGAAGACCTTGCAGAAGTTATAACTGAAATGGAAAGAGATGAGCGTAGAAGTATACAAGGTGTTCTTGATACTGCAGCATGGAACAGAACAGGAACAACAGGTCCTACAGTTGGTGAAACTTTAGTAAGAGCTGGTCATAAACTTAGACCAGCAGATAAAAATAGAATACAAGGTAAAATACAAATACATGAAAAGTTAAAACCAAACAATACTACAGGAAGACCAAGACTTCAGATTATGTCTAACTGTGTAAATTTAATTAGAGAGTTACAAAGTATTCCTTGTGACCCTAATAGACCTGAAGATGTTGATACAAAAGCATCTGACCATGCATATGATGCTTTAAGATATTTAATTATGTCTAGACCAAGAATGCCTAGTACATATAGAGAGATGGGCGAAATAAAACGGTTTACTCCTAGTGACCCGACATTTGGATATTAATATGCCCACTTATACATTTAAAAATAAAAAAACAAAAGAAGTTTACGATATGGTTATGTCGTATGAAGACTTATTAAAATACAGAAAAAAACGAAACATAGAACAAGTATTTCAACCTTATAAGGTATTTCGTTTAAATGATATGGGCGGCCCAGAAGATAGATTTAGAGAGTGGTGCAAACAAGACCCAGGTGATGTAGATACAAGTAAATCATTTAATTTTAGAAATAGTAAAAAGGAGTACTTATTTAGTGACAAAGAAGATAAATAGTAAGAATTGTTTAGAAGGTAAAACTGTTAAAATAGGATACTCAGATATAAATTTAAAGGTTCAAGCTCCTGAGTTTAAAAAAGCTAATATGACAGATTGCTATGGTCAGTATACTCAAAGAGAAAACATTATTGAGATACAGCCTGGACTTTCTAATGTAGATGAAGCAAATACACTAATACACGAGATAATTCATGCATGTGTTTATATCTCGTCATTAAACACAGATGGGCAGCCACTCTCCAGCGATAATGATGAAGAAGTGGTGGTAAACAGCCTATCTAATCATTTAATTCAAGTATTAAAGGATAATAAATGGTTATTACCATATTTATCGAAAAAATTACTTGACAAACCTAAATAATGACTGTATAATAGAATACAGGGATATATACAATATTAAGGGGAATTATGGTAGATTATACACAAGGTAGTACACAAGACGAACCAATGTCAGCAGAAGAAATGGAAAAAGAACAGGAAAAGTCTAAGCTTTCCTCTTTTATCTATAGAAAATTTTATGACTGCGAAGTTGCTCGTAGAAGTGATGAAGACAGATGGTTAGAAGCTTATCACAATTATCGTGGTAGATATTATAAGAATGTTAGATTTAGAGACCATGAAAAGTCTAGGGTCTTTGTAAAAGTAACAAAAACCAAAGTATTAGCAGCTTACGGACAAATTACGGATGTTCTGTTTTCTGCCAACAAGTTTCCCATCTCCGTAGAAGAAACTAAAATACCAGAAGGTGTAGCAACTTTTGCACATCTCAATCCCCTAAAAGAGCAGCTAGGTGACGGTCTTCAGCAACCCGACCCAACTATCGAAGGAAATATGGGAATGGGTACAGAGACTCCTGCCCCAACACCAATGGCTACTCCAATTGGTTTTGAAGGGGATGGGAAAACCTTAGAGCCTGGAACTACGTTTGGTTCTTTAAATGAAGAGTTTTTAGCATCTCTTAAAAAAGAGTATGAAGGTGCAGATTTACAAGAAGGTCCTGCACCTTTACCAGAGATGCCTCAAATAAAACCAGCTCAAATAGCAGCTCGTAGAATGGAAAGACTTATTCACGATGAGATAGAAGAATCAAATGGCTCTAGTGAATTAAGAAATGCAATATTTGAATCAGTATTATTAGGAACTGGAATTGTAAAAGGTCCTTTTACCTTTCATAAAACATTACATGCATACAGTAAAAATGAAGAAGGTTTTAGACAGTACACTCCAAAACAAGTAAAAGTTCCAAAATTAGAACATGTAAGTCTTTGGGATTTTTATCCAGACCCTAATGCAACAAGTATTGAAGAATGTGAGTTCACAATTCAGCGACATAAATTTAATAGAAATCAATTAAGGAATCTGCTGAACAGACCATTCTTTGATAAAGAAGCAGTAATTGCTACTTTAGAAGACGGCCCAAATTATCAAGATAGAAGTTTTGAATCTAATTTAGATTTAGGTGATGAAACTTATGAATCAAATGAAAGTAATTCTAGGTTTGAAGTTCTTGAGTATTGGGGCATTGTAGATAAAACAACTCTAGAAGAATCTGGATTAAAAGTTCCAGAAGAGTTTACAGAAGAAAATGAATTACAAATTAATGCTTGGGTAACAGAAGGTAGAGTGTTAAGAATGGTTCTTAATCCATTCCAACCTTATAGATTACCTTATCATGCGTTTCCTTATGAAAGAAACCCATATAGTTTTTTTGGAATAGGTGTTCCAGAAAATATGTCAGACGCTCAAGCAATTATGAATGGACACGCAAGGATGGCAATAGACAACCTTGCTTTATCAGGTTCACTTGTTTTTGACATAGATGAATCAGCACTTGTAGCTGGTCAGTCAATGGATGTGTATCCTGGAAAAATATTTAGAAGACAAGCAGGTATGCCTGGACAAGCTGTACATGGACTTAAGTTTCCAAATACAGCAACAGAAAACATGATGATGTTTGATAAGTTTAGACAACTTGCTGATGAATCAACAGGTATTCCGTCGTACTCTCACGGACAAACTGGCGTACAAAGCATGACAAGAACTGCGTCAGGTATGTCTATGTTATTAAGTGCAGCGAACTTGAACGTAAAAACTGTAATTAAAAACATTGATGACCATTTACTGAGACCTCTCGGTGAAAGTTTTTTTCAATGGAATATGCAATTTTACGATGGCGACTTAAACATTGAAGGTGATTTAGAGATTAAAGCTACAGGCACAGCTAGTCTGATGCAAAAAGAAGTTAGGTCTCAAAGGCTAACAATGTTCTTACAAACAGTTCAGAATCCAGCGATTGCACCATTCGTTAAGATTTCTGAAATAATAAAAGAACTTGCGTATAGCTTAGACCTAGACCCTGATGAAGTCATTAACGACCCAGTGGCTGCTGAGATATATGCTAAAATTATAGGATTACAAAATGCTCAGCAACAAGGACAAGAACAACCTCCAGGTCCTGGTGTCGAGTCCTCAATGGGTGGTGCTCAAGGAGTACCTCCAGAAGTTGCAGGAACTGACAGTCAAGGAACTGGCAATGGCACAATCGGAACAGGCAGTGTTTCGCAGCCAGGGGAAATGGAGTTTACTGGAACAGTTGATACACCTCCAGGACAACCTCAAGAATAATTAACAAATAATAAAGGGCAGTAAAATGAGTGATGAAATAAAAGATAATAGGTTTATAAGAGTAACTTCAGTTTTTGGAAAAGATAATGAATTTATAGAATATAAACCTTCAGGAGCTGTTAAAGAAAAAATAGTAACAATTCCAATGCCCGAACTAGATTACGAAAGCTATAACAAAGGAGGAGCTGTAATGAAGAAAAAAACTAAAATGATGGCTGGAGGCGGCAAAGTCAAAAAGAAAACTAAGATGATGGCTGGCGGCGGTAAAGTCAAAAAGAAAACTAAAATGATGGCCGTTGGTGGTAAAGTCAGAAAGAAAACTAAAATGATGGCTATTGGCGGTAAGGTTAGAAAGAAAACCAAAATGATGGCTGTTGGTGGTAAAGTTAAAAAGAAAACCAAAATGATGGCTGGTGGCGGTAAAGTCAAAAGAAGTAAAATGTATTCAAAGGGCGGGAAAGTTAGTAAAGGTAGGTAGTGTCATATCTTATAAGTAACGTACCCCATTTTAAATGCTGGGTACGAAAAGAGTTTACTGCTAATCATAATGACTATCACGGCGAATATATACACGCTTTAGCTTTTGCAGTAAATACTATACCCGACAGGTCTTTAAGTTTTCAAGTTGTATTTACAGGATGTGAAATAGATTCTGAAGACGGACCAGATGAAAACATACACGGTGGTGCTATGTGGGCAAGAATGCCTATACAAGCATTAGTTGCAGATATACCATATGAAGAATGGCCAGAACCAATGGAAGACCATTTATGTCAACCTTGGGACTGTGAATCTAGAACACATAGTGCAGTTGTTCTTGATAGAGTTAGTTCATCACCGTGGCTTTGTAAAATAGATAATGACTTTTACAAAGGTAAATATTTATTTACTGTTGACTATACTGATAGTGATATTGCTGACGACCCTGCACAGCATAAACAATCACATGTATTATATTTACAAGATGCAGGGAAGTGGACTGGTAACTTTGTTGCTTTACCTAATAATAGAGTAAGAGCTACAAGTCCTGCATTATGGAGAACAGGAGAAGGAGCACCTGACTTTTCACCTTCTCAGTGGATACATTCTGCAGAACAACATGAAAGTTATTTAGACCCTTTTACAACTTTTAACAATTTATATTCAGATGGTAAAAAAACTAAAAAGTAAAAGAAAAAAATTTTTTGCAGGAGGTAATGTTATGCCTTCTGCTCAAAAACCTTTTAGTGGTTTTACTTTAACTATGGACCAACTAACACCTGTTGGTAAACCTATAAGAAAAGCTAATATAACATCTAAGAAAAAAGTAAGTAATAATAAAGGATTTATTGTATAATGGCAACACCAGGATACGCAGCATTATATAGAGTGCCAGGAGCACAACAATCAGGTTCTCAAGATAAACCTATTGATAATGTAGTTGGTGAAGATAAAGCTCCTACAATGGGATTATATTCTCCAGGAACTCCAAGAGAAGTACAAGGTCCTGGACAACCACAAAGATTATTTGACTCATCAAGAGCTAGATATGCTGCTGGTGGTTTGACTGGTGTATTTGAAGAAAAAGAAGTTTCAGATGACCCAGGTTATCGTGCATATGAAGATGGTGGTATTGTTATTCCAGAATTACAACAAGCACAAGAAACAGGTATGCCAATTGATATGATATCTGGAGAAGATTTAGAATCAGAAACTTCTTTAGAAGATGTAGAAAACATGGGAAGTCCAGAAGAAATTAATACACAACTAACTGCTAGTGTTAGCACTTCAATGTTAACTTCAAAAGAAGAATTAGTTTTAGAAACAGCACTAGAAGAATTTCCAGAGTTAATTAATATAATTCCTAAAATGTTAATGGGAACTCCAACTGAAGAAGAAGAAAAAGAAGAAGATAAACCAAATATAATTAACGGTGTAGAAGAATTTACTGGTGAAGGCGAAGTCGAAGGACCAGGAACAGGTACATCAGACTCAGTCCCTGCAATGTTATCGGATGGTGAGTTTGTAATTACAGCTAAAGCAGTTAAGCAAATAGGTGTAGACAAACTTCGTAAGATGATGAAAAAAGCAGAAGACGATTATGATAAAGATATGAATGTCCAAGAAGAACAACAAATGCAACCAGGTTCTAGAGAGGACATCATGAGTGCTGCTAATGAAGGTTTACTAAGTAAATCTTAATAGCAGGCTTTACAAATAGAGCTACCCTGAGCGTCACCAAGGCACTCTATTTTCGGCTACTCTTACAATAATGTAAGACCCCAACAATAACAAAGAAAGGTGATAACAAATGACTGATAGTAATGAGACCCCTCTTTTTGAAAAAAGAGCTACTTCTCAGAAAAGTGAAGAACAAGAAGCTAATCCGTATAATCAAAAAAAAGATTATCTTGATTATGATAGTATGGATGAAGCGTCAAAAAAACCCTTTGCTGATTCTAATACAATAGCTTATAAAAAACCTTCTCCAAAAACTGTAGTTGATACAAGTCAAGTTATAGATAATGAAGAAGAAACTAAAGAAGAAGCTAATGTAGAAACACAACCTTATAAAAAGGTAGACTATAAAAAAAGGTATGACGATTTAAAACGACATTATGACGATAAAGTAAATTCGTTTAAACAAAAAGAAGAAGAACTTCATGCACAATTAAGAGCTAATCGACCTCAATACAAAGCTCCTAAAAGTAAAGAAGAACTTCAAGAGTTTAAAAAGAATTATCCAGATGTTTATGATGTAGTTGAATCAGTCGCTCATACTCAAGCTACTAAAGAAATGGAAGATTTAAAAAGCGAGATAAAATCTCTTCGTGAAAAAAATACTGAAATTTCTAAAAAAGAAGCTGAAGCTACATTATCTAGACTTCATCCAGACTTTAACACAATTAGAGAATCGGATGAATTTCATCAATGGGCAGATAGTCAACCAGAAGAAATTAAAGGTTGGATATATAGCAATGCTACAAATGCGACGTTAGCCTCTCGTGCGATAGACCTTTTCAAACAGGATGTCGGCAAGTCTACAAAATCAACTAAAGAAACATCAGGCGACTTACTTCCTGCTTCTGAAATGATTCAAGTAAGAAACAGTAAAGAAGTTGGCTATGGTTCTAAGAAGATTTGGACTCGTTCTCAAATCGCAGCTATGTCTCAAAGTGAATTTGATAAGAACGAACAATCCATAACTGAAGCAATGACTGACGGCCGTGTCGTAGATGACTTAGGCAGAAGAAATTACGGAGGTTCTGGAAATCCGACTTACTAAATAACTTAAGATAGTAGTTGCTTACTTAACAACAACTCAACTAGAAAAGGAGAAATACCATGGCTGTATTTCAAAATGCTGGTGGAGCTAGTAACAATAACTTTAATGCGGGCACTTCAGGTCAAACCAATGAGTTTTTCGTTCCTGAAATTTTCTCGAAGAAGATTCAAAACTTCTTTAGAAAATCGTCTGTTATTGAAGCTATTACAAACACGGATTATGCAGGTGAAATCTCTGCTTTTGGTGATACAGTAAATATCATTAAAGAGCCAGAAATCACTGTCGCAGCATACACTCGTGCAGCTTCTACTACAAAACAGTTCCTAACTGACCAAGAGTTGACACTTGTTATTGACAAAGCAAACTCATTTAAGTTTATTGTTGATGACATTGAGGAAAGACTTTCTCATATCAACTTCGCATCAGTAGGTGCATCAAGTGCGGCATATACACTAAAAGATACAATGGACTCAGAAGTTCTTTCTGCAATGTTCTCAGGTGTATCAACTTCAAGTCCAGACCATCAACTTGGTGGTGATGGAAACGGTTCAGCAATCGCTAACTTTACTTCAGGTGACCCTATTGATATGGGTAATGGAAGTAGTGAATTAAGCCCTCTAAAAATCATGGCTAGAATGGCTAGACTTTTAGATGACTCACAAGTCCCTGAAGAAGGAAGATGGTTCGTTGCAAAACCAGAGTTCTATGAAGAACTAGCGGATACCGATTCAAAACTAATGTCATCTGACTTTAACCAAGGTGATGGTGGTGTAAGAAACGGTTTAGTAGCTTCTGGTCAAATTAGAGGATTTTCTATGTACAAATCTTCTAACTGTCCTGCAACTTCAGGCACGAACGCAACTGGACAATGTTTAGGTGGACATATTAGCTCTACAGCAACTGCTCAATCTATACTTAACATTGAAACTCTAAGAGACCAAGATACTTTTGGTGACATCGTAAGAGGTTTACATGTGTATGGAAGAAAAGTTCTAAGAGATAATGCTATCGTAAAAGCTGTCTACGCTATAGACTAAAAATAATTGCAGGGGTGATTAAGTTCATCCCTGCTTTTTTATAAAAAGGATAATATTATGGGAATAGCAAAAAAAGGACTTAAGTACGAAGATGTTGTTACAAGACATCAACCATCTGTTATGGAAGGTAATAATGTGGATTCTGTTGACCACGGAAAAGATAAATATCCAAAACAATATGGTAACGTAGATTTAAGAAGAGACTGTGATAAAAGCGAAATGGGTACAAAAGGAGATACTAGTATATATCCTGACATGCCTACTAATAAATTAAAAATTAATTTAGTATAAAAGGAACTTAAATGGCTGCTCCGTTTAGAACGTATTTAGATTTATGTAATACTATATTAAGAGAACTTAATGAAGTTGAGTTAACTTCTACAACTTTTACAAGTGCTTTAGGTATACAAAAATTTATTAAAGATACTATAAACAGAGCTTACTTTGATATCTGTAACGCAGAAGATAAGTGGAATTTTTTATCTGTAGGAGACCCACTTAATGATTACTATGGTAATGCTTTTATAGAAACAGCTGCTGGAACTAGATGGTATGATTTACAATCAGCACAAACACTTTTAAATCAATACAGTTTTATAGATTATGATAATATAGTTTTAACTGAAGAAGGAGTATCAGGTAAGTCAGCTCCTTTTGAAGTATTTAAACTACAACCTTTTTCATTATCAAACTGGCAAAGATTATATGGAGTTCAAGAAGCAAAAGATAAAAGTGATACTCAATCTTTTGGAATACCAAGAAGAGTTATAAGAGCACCAGCAAATGATAAAATAGGTTTCTCTCCTATACCAGATGGTGTATATAGAATATATTTTTACGCATACTCTCAACCTGTAGAGTTAACTGCAGCAACTGATACTGTTGTATTCCCAAAACAATACACATCAGTTTTATTAGCGAGAGCAAGATATTACGTACACCAATTTAAAGATAATATGTCACAAGCACAATTATCTGAAGTAGAGTTTCAAAAAGGCATAAGGACAATGAGAGAACAACTTCTTGAACCATTCCCAGTTGTAATGGATGATAGAAGAAGTGTTTATGTCTAAGAAAAAAATACATGTAAAATTACCACCAAGTTGGATAAAGGTAAATAAAAAAGAAGTAATTAAAAAATTTTTTAAAGTATGGCAGAACAAGGTATTTCGATAAACTGTGAGGGCGGCTTAGATTTAGTATCGAGCACGGCTTTGTTATTTAGAACACCAGGAGTGGCACAAAGATTAAATAACTTTGAATCTTCTATACACGGTGGATACAGAAGAATAAGTGGTTTTTCAAAGTATGGTAGTTCACAAGTTAGTGGTGGTAATCAATTAGAGGGAATATTTAGATACGCAAAAGGCGTAGTAGCTTGTGCTTCTAGTAATATATTTTATAGTGCTGATGGTAATAGTTGGACACAAGTAAACAAAGATACATACCAAACAAAAACAGGAACAGTTGCGGTTACTTCAGGTGCTGCAACAATAACAGGAAGTGGTACAGCTTTTACATCAGAGTTTGCAGTTGGTGATGACATACTAATTAACGGCGAACAATTTTTAGTATTAAGTATTGCTACTGATACTTCAATGACAGCAGATGGAAACTTTGCATCAAGTGCATCTAGTCAAGCAATAAAGAAAAACGGTGCTACTATTTCACAACTAAATAGTGGAAGTGCAATATCAAGAGGTTCTCAAAGTCTTTGTGAGTTTACAGTATATGAAAGTAATAAACAGTTTGGTAAACTTTACATAGCAGATGGTGTAAATAAAGTTGCTGAGTTAGTAATAGAAATTACAGATGCAGGAGTACATACTTTTTCTTTTAAAGAATTAAATCGTTCATCTCCTACTGACCCATCACTAGTAACTATATTTGGTGAAAGATTAGTTGTTGCAGGACAGTCAAGTAATCCTCAACAAGTTGCATACAGCACAAGATTAACACCAGAAAATTTTACAGGAGCTTCAGCAGGAACAGTAGATGTTGGAGACCAGATAGTTGGTATAAAATCTTTTCGTAATAAACTAATTGTATTTTGTAAAAATAGTATTTATCAATTATCAAACTTAGATAGTACAGCAGTTTTATCTTCGGTAACTAAAAATATTGGTTGTGTAAGTGGTAAGACTATTCAAGAGATTGGTGGAGATTTAATATTTTTAGCTCCAGATGGATTAAGAACTATTGCAGGTACAGCTCGTATTGATGATATCGAATTAGGTTCTATTAGTAGAAAAATATTACCTGTATTTAGAGATGATATTTTTCCAAACTTATCTACCATAACTTTTTCAAGTATGGTTATAAGAGAAAAAAGTCAGTATAGATTATTTTATTTTAAAAATGGAACAGCTGACTTACAACAAAAAGGTATTCTTGGAACATTTAAAATATCATCACAAGGTGTTCCATTGTATGAGTGGAGTCAAACAACAGGTATTCCTGCTCGTATAACACACTCAGGTTTTGATGAAGATGATAACGAAGTTCACTATCATGCAACTACAGACGGTAGAGTTTATAACCATGATACTGGGACTAGTTTTGATGGTAGTAATATACCATGCGAATATAAAACACCAGATTTAGATTATGGAGATTCTGGTGTTCGTAAAACTTTATATTATATTAAAACAAGTATTCGTGCAGAAGGTGCTAATGATAATTTAAAAGTTTTATGTAGATATGATTTTGATGATAACAATGTTCCACAACCAACTGAATTATCTATTGGGTCTTTAGCAAGTCCAGCAGTATTTGGTACAGCAGTTTTTGCATCAGCGGTTTTTGGACAAACTTTATTTCCACAACAAAAAATAAATTTAACAGGTAGTGGATTTACAAACAATTTTAGAATATCCAGTAATGGTACGGGTTCTTCATACACTGTTTCAGGATTTTATGTAGACTACATTCCAGGAGGAAGGATTTAAATATGGCGGCATACACTAGACAAAGTTCATTTTCAGATGGAGATACTATTAGTGCATCATTGTTTAACAATGAATATGATGCATTAGCAGCAGCATTTGTTAATACAAGCGGACACAAACATGATGGTACAACTGGTGAAGGTCCAGTTATAGGTCTTATTGGTGATGCTAGTGTAGCAGTTCCTCTTAATAAAATTTTAATTGATTCAACTGATGACCATCTTGAATTTTATGTAGATGTTTCTTCATCTTCAGTTCAACAACTTTATATTGCTGATGGTTTAATTGCTCCTGTTACAGATAGTGATGTTGACCTAGGTACTTCCTCTTTATATTTTAAAAATGCATTTATTGATTCTATAACTACTACAGGTAATGTAGCAGTAGGTGGTAACTTAACTGTTACTGGTACAACTACATTTAACGGTGGCACACTAACTCTTGGTGATGCTGATACTGATAACATTGTATTTGGTGGTGAAGTAGATTCTAATATTATTCCAGATGATGATGGCACTCACGATTTAGGTAGTTCTACAAAAGAGTGGAAAGATATTTACATTGATGGAGTTGCATATTTAGATGAAATTAATTTTAATGGAACAGCTATTACATCTACAGCTGCAGAACTTAATATACTTGATGGTGTAACAGCTACAGCTTCAGAATTAAATTATAGTGATACAGGAGCTGCGGTTGGAACAGTAGTTGCTAGTAAAGTTGTAACAGTTGATTCTAATAAAGATGCTTCATCTTTTAGAAATGTAACTTTAACTGGAGAACTTTCTGCAGCAACTTTAGATATTTCTAGTGATGTTGATATAGATGGAACTTCTAATTTAGATGATACAGATATTGATGGAACATTAGTAGTAGACGGTTCAAACATTTCATTAGACAGTACTTCAACTTTAAATATAGATAACTCTAACACATCTAATGGTATTACTATTGGTACAGCAACTTCAGGCGTACCTATTTCTATTGGACACTCAACTTCTGAAACAACAGTAAATGATAACTTAACTGTAACAGGAAACTTAACTGTAAGCGGAACAACAACAACTGTTTCTTCTACAACTGTTGAAGTAGCAGATGCAATGTTGAAACTTGCAAAAGACCAAGGTACTAGTGCAGACGCTGTAGACTTTGGATTCTATGGTCAGTACGGTGTAGGTGGCACTGCTAAGTTTGCAGGTATATTTAGAGACCAAAGTGTTTCAGGAGACCCTTTCACATTCTTTGATGATTTACAAGCAGAGCCAGGCACTACTGTTAACACTGGTGGAACTGGTTATGACTTAGCTGATATTGCAGCAGGTGGAGCTACATTTGCAGATGATGTTGTAATTACTGGAGACCTTACAGTAACTGGTGATGATATTACTATGGGTACAAATACTGCTGGTCATGTTATGGTTGCAGACGGTACTAACTTTAATCCAGTAGCAATATCTGGTGATGTTACAATAGCATCTTCAGGTGCTGTAACAATTGCAAACGGTGCAGTAGAAACTGCAATGATTAATGCAAATGTTATTACAGGACAAACTTCAGAAACATCTCTTGATACATCTGCTGATACAATACTTATACATGACGATTCTGCTAGTGCATTAAGAAAGACTACATTAGCTTCTATATCTTCTGCTCTTGGTGGTATTACAGATGTCGTTGCTGATACAACTCCACAACTTGGTGGTAATTTAGATGTAAATGGTAATGATATTGTCACTACATCTAATGCAAATTTAGAATTAGCTCCAAATGGAACAGGAAAAGTAGTTGTAAAAGGTAACACTAATCAAGGAGCTATACAACTTAACTGTGAGGCTAACTCACACGGTCAGACTATAATAGCTGCTCCTCATTCAGAGTCTGCTTCAAATACATTAACTCTGCCTAGCACAGGTGGTGACGCTAGATTAGTCTCAGCAACTTCAACTGCTACACTAACAAACAAAACTCTAACAACTCCTACAATCAACGGGGCAACTATTGGCTCTGATAATTTAGTTACTAATAGTAATGGTGACATAAATTTTGCACCAAATGGCACTGGTAAGATTGTTGTAAGAGGTAATACAAACCAAGGTAAAATTGTATTAAACTGTGAGAGTAACAGTCACGGACAAACAATTATAGCTGCACCGCACTCTGAGTCTGCTAACAATGTTCTTACATTACCAAGCACTGGTGGAGATGCTAGATTAGTATCAACAGCATCAACAGCTACACTTACAAACAAATCAATAGATTCTGATAACAACACTATTACAAACATTGTAAACGCAGATATAAAAGCTAGTGCAGGAATTGTTGATACAAAATTAGCTACTATATCTACAGCAGGTAAAGTTGACATAGGTGCATTAGAGATTGATGGTGCAACTGAGATGGGTGCAGCTCTTGTTGATGCTGACCTATTGATTGTAGATGATGGAGCTAATGGTACAGAAAAATCTATGTTGGCATCTAGAATACCAACTTATGTATTTAGTAAAGTATCTGGTGATGTTACAATTGCTTCAAATGGAGCTGCTTCTATAGGCAGCGGTGTAATTGTAAATGCAGATATAAATGCTAGTGCTGCTATTGCAGATAGTAAATTAGATACAATATCTACAGCAGACAAAGTTTCAGCAGCAGCTATCCAAGTAGATGGAGCTACAGATGGAACAGGAATTACTATAGCTGATTCAGACAAATTAATAGTAGATGATGCAGGAGCTACTAAATATGTAGAAGCATCTCAGCTAAAAACATACGCATCTGGAGATTCTGCATCTGCAGGATTTGCAGTAGCAATGGCAATCGCATTGTAAAAAAAGGTTGACAAATATTAATAAATATGGTATAATATAATAACTAAGGAGTAAACACAATGGCACAGGATTTTGAAAGAGTTTTAAAGCAAAACATTGGTACATCTGCTACTGAAGTAAGAGCAGCAGCTAATAGTGATGATGCTATTATTGGTATGCGTTTTGCTAATAAAACAGGTTCAGCTGTAACTGTTGATGCTACTGTTAAAAACTCATCAACTAGCTACTATCTAATTAAAGATGCCCCTATACCAGCAGGTGGTTCTTTAGAACTAATTGATGGTGGTTCAAAAGTAGTATTACAGTCAGGAGATTCAGTAGAAGCTCTTTGTGATACAGCTAGTGCAGTTGATGTAATTTTATCAGTTGTTGATTCAATTAGTACATAATTTAAGGAGATAATATAATGGTTCAAAGAGTACCTCAAAGCGGTATATCAGGAATTAGTTCTTTTAAAAACATGATAACAAATGGTGATATGCAAATATCACAAAGAGGAACATCTTTTGCATCTATGGGAAATGGTGATACACAATATACTTTAGATAGGTTTGGTTGGTATGAAGAAGGAGACCATGGAGCTGCTGAAATTACTATAACACAAGATACTGATGTTCCAACAGGACAAGGGTTTTCAAAATCTTTAAAAGCAGTTTGTGCAACTGTAGATACATCAATTGATGCAGGAACAATAGCTTATGTAAGTCAAAAATTTGAAGGTCAATTTTTACAACATTTAGCCAAAGGCACATCAAGTGCTAAAAGCACTACTTTATCTTTTTGGTGTAAATCTAATTTAACTGGTACATTTACAATATCTGTTCATGACCAAGATAATACAAGAATGTTTAGTACAAGCTATTCACCTGCAAGTGCAAATACTTGGGAGAAGTTTATTATAAATATTCCAGCAGATACAACTGGTGCTTTAGATAATGACAATGCTTCAAGTTATAGAATTAATTGGAATTTACAAGCAGGCACTAACAAATCAAATGGAGCATTAGCATCAGCTTGGGAAGCACAAGCAGAGGGAGATAGAGCAGTTGGTCAAACTAATTTTTATTCAAGCACTGACAACAACTGGTACATAACAGGAGTACAGTGGGAAGTAGGAGATGCAGCCACAGACTTTGAACATTTACCACATGATGTTCAATTAACTAGATGCTGCAGATATTATTGGAAACCTGTTCAAGGAAATGCCAGCACAAGTGAATATGTAGGATTGGGAGATTTTTACTCATCAACTCAGGTTGATACAGATTTTAGGCACATTACACCAATGAGAACACAACCAACTTTAGACCAAGGAACAGGCACAGATTATTTTATATATTATTATGGTCAAACGGCTAGTGGAACAGTAGATGGGTCTTGGACTTATTGGATTGGTAATGAACACATTAGTTCGATATATGCAGCAGCGAGTGATGCGGTAGGTACAAGTAATGCTGGAAAAGCTTGTAGAATAATAGCTACAACCACTGGTGGAACAAGTGTTTACCTTGCACTTAATGCAGAATTATAGGAGAAAATATGTTTGAAGGATGCACAATAAAAAAACAAAAAGACCCTCACACAGGAAATGTGGGTGTCATTAACGTAACTTACCCAGCAAATGGAGATGGAATGGTCAGGGTTTTATCTGTTCCAATGAATCCTGATAATTCAGATTATCAAGATATTCTCGAGTGGGAAAAAATAGAAGGTAATACAATAGAGGAGGCTGATTAATGAGTTATATAGGACAGGGATTACCAGCTGATGTTTTTGCAGGTTTTACTATTGACAAGTTTACTGGAACTGGTGTAGCTAGTCAAGCATTAACACTATCTAAAGCACCTCTCGGTGAAACAGCTTTATTAGTAACTATTGATGGAGTTGTACAAGAACCAACTGATGACTTTACAGTATCAGGCACAACACTAACTTTAGTTGGAACAGCTGCAAATAATTCTGAGATAAATGTTACACATCTATCAGGAACAGTGCCAAGCACGCTTGCATCAAAAGTAGATGTCAATGGAGTATCTGATGCAATCATTCTCGATGCAGATGGCGATACAACAATAAGTGCTGACACCGATGACCAGGTGGATATTAAAATTGGTGGCACGGATAGATTTAGTATTGCATCCACGGGTGCAACAACGATTACTGTTGGTGGTAATGAAGACACACTAACACTGGTGTCAACAGATACAGATGCAAACTATGGTCCAAACATAGAAATGTCACGACCTGTAACAGGAACAACAAATGATTTACTTGGTCGTATAGATTTTTCTGGTCAAGATGCAGCAGGTAACACTCACAATTATATGTCATTAGAGGGTATAATTGCTAATGCTACAAGTGGTAGTGAAGCAGGTAGAATTTTGTTCAGACAAGAAATAGGTGGTGCTGCAAAAAATGTTTTGGATTTTAATGCTAGTGAAATAGTATTCAACGAAGATTCAATGGATTTAGACTTCCGAGTAGAATCTAATGGTCACACAGGAGCTTTATTTGTAAGTGGAGAACACGACCATCATGTAGCTATTGGAGCGACCTCAATTACTGCACCTAACACTGGTGAATCTTTACAAGTAGGTCACGCTGGTTTTATGTCTTTAGATGCAAATGATGCTGCTTATAATACTGTTAATCTTTATTACAGTGATGATTGGAGATTTCAAACTACAAATAGATATGTTTCTTTAATAGTGCAACACTCAGTTTTACCTAATGCTTTTGAAATATGGACTGGTGATGCTGGCGGCACACCATCTGTTGGAGATACAATTAGCATAAATCAAAGATTTAAAATGACAACCGCTGGTGCTATGACAGCAACAAATCCAACCATAGGCACTATCAGCTCTGATGAAAGATTAAAAGAGAACATACAAGATTACACTTATGATGTGAATAAATTTAAACAATTTAAACCTAGAACTTTTGATTGGAAACACCCAGAAGCTCACGCAGATGAAGATAAAATTGGTTTTGTTGCTCAAGAAATAGAAAGTGTAGATAGTGATTGGGCTTATGAAAATGATTGGTCAGATGATGCACACAAAGGCCCTAAACAAGATGAAGAAAAAGCACTATGTAATAATGAACCTAGAAAAGCAGCAAAACTTACTAAGAAAGATTCTATGTATATTTCAGTCATACAACAATTAATTACAAGAATAGAAGCATTGGAGGACGCATAAGATGAGCCAGACAAAAGTAGAGCAACATTTAATAGAAAATAATTCAAGCACTAGAAGAAATATAATACACAATGGTGCGATGGCAGTTGCACAAAAAGGAACTACAGGCAACTTTACAACAGACACTGATATGCCTACTGATAGATGGAATGTTAATATAAATGGTGCTGGAACTCACGATGCATCTTTATCAACAGATGTTCCAACTGGAGAAGGTTTTGCTAATTCTTTAAGAATACAATGCACCTCTGCACATGGAGGTATTGGAAGTACTGGTTATATTAGACTTCAACAAAAAATAGAAGAACAGTACACTGTGCCTACAGCTTACGGCACATCAGGTGCTAAAGATATGGTTATGTCTTTTTGGATTAAATTTGTTAATGCTAGTGGAGATTTTTGTGTTGATATTTTAAATTTAGGAAACTCAAATAATAGAGTTATATCTAAAAAATTTACTTATGCATCAGGTTCTGGTTGGCAACAATACTCTTTTGTTATACCTGGAGATACAGGCGGTAATAGTTTTAGAAACGCACAAGTTGGAACAGGGTTATATTGGCAAATATTTTTAGGAGCAGGTACTGATTTAACTTCAGGTACACTGCAAACAACTTGGGCAGATAGAGTAAACGCTAATAGAGCAGCTGGTCAAACTTTACAGTTTGGTACTAGCACAAGTGATAATATATATCTAACAGGATGTCAGTTAACAATTGGCGATACTTTAATGGATTTTCAACATTTACCTATAGATGAAGAAGAAAGAATATGTTTTAGATATTATTATGATAGTCAATATGCAGACCAGGCAATCAGTGGCACAGATTATTTAATTTGGGCAGGTGATATAACTTCTGGTAATACATATTATCACTCAAGACTTTTACCAGTAGCTATGAGAGGTGCACCAGCAATTACTGTAACACAACAAGGTGAGTCAGGTTTTCAAGGCAGTGTAGGAGTAGATACTGGTTGGAGTGATAGGCATAAAACAGCATTTACAGCGGTTAGTGATACGACAGTTGCAAGAGGTTATTATGGTTATAAATATATTGCAGATTCGGAGTTATAATTATGATTAAAGAAAAAATAAAATCTGTTAAAAAAGCAAAAGGATTTTTAGATGATAGGTTCAATGGCTATAAGATAACTTTACAAGATGATTCTGTATGGCATGCACCTTTAGTAGAGGGTAACAGACACTATGATGCTGTCATTGAATGGGAAAAAGATGGTAACACAATAGAGGAGGCCGATTAATGGCATACATAGGAAGACAAAATTTAGGTGGAGCATACAGACAGCTTGATGATATCTCATCAGGTTTTGATGGTTCTGATACTACACACACCATGCAAGTCAACTCACAGAATGTAACTGTGGGTGACGTTAATCAAATCATCCTATCTCTTGGTGGTGTCATACAAAAACCAGGCACAGACTTTACTGTATCTGGTAGCGTATTGACATTCACAACAGCTCCTGCTGCTAATACAAGTTTCTTTGCAGTGCTACTAGGTTCAGATAATGGCGGAACGGTGACACCGACTGACGTATCTGTAACAAAAGCAAAACTTGCAGATGAAGTAGATATCTTTGCAGGTACATCATTAAGTGCTGCTGATTTAGGTTCTGGTATACATATTAAAACTGCAGATAGTGGTGGCTCTGCAAACGTAAGTCATGATGAAATTGTCATAGAGGGTTCT